TAGATCCAACGGCAGGATCTGACGTAAGAATATATGCTGGATAACTAGCTGTAGGTGCAGTTAAGTTTGAATTAATAAGATTTAATATCTTACTATGATCAACCCTATCTACCTCTACGTTATTGTTATATATTATTTTTTCTACATAATAACAATCTACAGGCATATTTAAAACTCCACTTACTGAGTTATACTGCATTGTCTGATATTCAGATAATCTATCTAGTGTTTCTGAAACTCTTTTAGCAATGTTTGAATATCCTTCACCATGGTAACGAGCATTCTGTTTGATTATAGCATTGCTATATTCATACATATACTTTTGGAATATATCTAACTGCGCCTGTCTAGCATAAGTATTGAACTCCATAGGAGTAATATAACCCCTATTGTCTTTGTTCAATATAAACATAACGTTGTTACGAACTTCATTGATCATGGAAATGCTTTTTACAAAGATAAATAAAAAAAGGCACTTTGTGAGAGTGCCTTTCTTAATGATAAGTAGCTATTATTAAGCGATAGCAATACCAGATACTGCAAATGGTAAACCAGATACATTGTAAGCTGGTTGAGACCATGCTGTTTGTAATGCAGCAATAACTGCATTTTGAATAGCATCTCTCATTTCTTCTGATCCTGCTCCAGCAGCAGCATGAGTAATTGTTGTTACTTTACCACCACCATAGGTGATAACAACAGTTGTTGTTGAGCCTTGCTCGATCAATTTAATGTCAGTGCAAGATACTAACTGATTTTGTTCAGAAGTAACAGGGATAGATAAAAACTTTTCCATTTTGTAAAAAATTAATGGGTGAATAATAGCACAAATATACTAATTTTCAGAGAATTTGTTTTCTAAGAATTTATATAGGTCTAATCCTTCTTCTGATTGTAAGTAAGCAGATAATAAGTATACTGGATCATCACCAAATGGAACAGTAAGGAGTTTTTTCTTATTGTCTTTTAGATTATAAAATATTTCTTTTTTATTGTTTCTAAATGCCAAATATCCATCAGACAATGCTCTAGCAGCATAGCTAGTAACTTTAATAGAAGGATCATTTACTGCCTCCATAAAGTCTTGAGGATATCTCTTAGCGTATAGCATCATATCTCTTCTGATTTCAGATACTTTCATTGAATCTACAGATCCACCTAACAATAGTCTAGCGATTGGCTCTAGCTCTTCAAATGGCATTTCTCTTGCAATTAACTGAGCATCAAGAACATCATACATTTGCTTAATCTCTTGTTGAGCATCTTTTTCTTGATCAAACTCAAAGAATTCAGTTCCATTTCCTGGATGATAATGTAAAAATTCCTGTAAAACTGGATTATTTTTAGGAACGCTTAATACGCCATCTTCAAAAATAATAGGTTCAATGATAACATTTTCACCTTGCTCATCTTGAAATGGAGAATTTGCATTTCTAGCATAACGAAGAGGTCTATTAGTATTTGTCTCCTCATCATAATAAAGTAAACGTTTTCTTGGAGTGTCCTTGGAAGCAAGGAAGTAGGTTAATGGATTCATTCCATTCTTCAAAAGATAAGTTCTATCTTTTGGTTCTAGCACAGATTTTCTTGTTGTTTTCATTTGATATAATTTAATTTATTAATAATAAAAAAGGGAGAGGCGCTAGGCCCCTCCCGATTTTTTCAATTATCCCTTGAAGATAACGAAGTTGTTAGCACCAAGTGTACAAAGCGCTCTTTCAGACAAGAAGTTAACTTGCATTGCATCAAGATCGCTAGTTGCAGCACCGCCAGCTGAACCAGTCATCCAAGTTTTGTATCTACGATCTTCAGCCTCAGAAGCTCTAAATCGAACGTGTAAGAACGGACGTCTAGCGTTTTTACCAAGAACTTGATCGTATACACTCATTGTTCCAGCAGGAACCAATACTCCGTTAACTACACCACCAACTAAACCACCACGAAGAGTTGCATCGTTAAGGTATTTCCAATCAGTTTTGTAGAACTCGTATCCTCTTCTGAATCCAGAGAAACCAAGGTTTAATGCCATCTCTTCGCTGTTGTCAAACAAACCATAAGATGTACCACCAGCTCCGTAAGAGTTTTGAGCAGCCAACATATCATCGATATCGAAAGAGAACTGACGATTTAAGAATAATACGTTTTCAGCGATAGCACCTTGCTTGTCAAGTCTTTGAATAATAGTATCAAAGTCAGCTAAAGAAGATGGGTTACCACCAGACCATACATTACCTCTAGTCTCAATAGAATCAAATAAACCTTGAGTACCAGCTGCTGATAATGTAGATGGAGAAGGATAAGAAGGAGCATTGTTTAAGAAAGCAGTAGCACCAGATGTTTGCTCAGCAGGAACTCCTTCAACCATTGTCATTTCAAGATAATCTTCAAAACGCAAACGAGTTTCATGCTCTGATTTCATGTACCATAAGTAACCTGTAGCACCATTTTCAGTAGTAACTTCTACCCATCCAATTTGAGCCATGTCAGAACCAGATACAGTATAGTTATCTTTGATGATAACTGGTTTTACTTCGTAGAATGTATCCTCAGCCTCTAATGATCCTTGCATACCACTTGTTCCTTTAGAGAACTCAGATCCATAAACAAATGCAGTAACTCCAGTAGTAGCAACACTAAAAGGAGAAGTTGCATTGTATGCAGAATCATAGTAAGCTACAGTAAATGTATTAGAAGTAACTGTCGTAATAATCCCCTTTGCTGATTCAGCAGCAACTTGTTGAGAAGATAAGAATACAGTTTGGTTAACTCTAAAGTTACAAGTACCAGTAGGTAAAGTGAAAACTTGAGTACCAGAAGAAACTGAACCAAAAGTCAATCCTGTATATTTTGTATGCAAACGACCTTGCTCTGCCCATTTAATTAAGTCAGAGTTAGAAGGAAGTTCAGCACCAACCATACGCAAGAAAGATGCGATTGATCTGTTTCCGTAACGCTCAAATTCTTGCTCATAAGTATCAGGAAGATACTGATTTAAGAAGTTGAAGTTTGTAATGTAGTTTGTAGGCAATGTTGCCTTTACTGAGCTAGGAGTAATTGCTACCCCAGGACTCACTGCTAATGTACCAGCCATTTTTTAAAAGTTTAAAAGTTTAACGTTTTTTAATTACTAATCTACTTCCTCTGTCTGGCTCTATTACTTTAATCTTAACACCATCAGTTGGAGTTACTTGTGTTGCCTGTCGAGTCATGTCAATGTTTTTAGACTCTTTGGCTACAGTACCTACCGCATCTGCCATTCCTTTTTCATAGAAAAATTTGGCAAACTTATCTGGGTTTTTGGCTATCACAATAGAACGGTGGAAAGCTTCAGCATCTGCAAGGTAACCATCATCATCCAAGAACTGTGAAACAAAGTTCTTTAAATCATTCTGTTCTTGCATTAAGGCTTTCGGATCTCCTGGCTTGTAAACTAGCTTTTTATTTTCATCTATATTAAACTTGAAACCTTCAAATTTGTCAGAGAAAAGTTCTTGAGTTTTCTTTGAGAAGAACTGGGACCTTTTTGCGTTTTCTTCCTCTATAGACTTGGAAGATTCTTTATATCTCTTGAAAGCATCATAAGTGTCTCTTTCTTCCTGTGGAACAAATGTTTCCCTTGACTCAAGTGGAACTCTGTATTGTTCTTTAAGGTCGTTAAAGTACTTCTTAGCTTTTGAGAGCTCTTTTTTCTTTGCTAATTTTTTCTTCTTGATTTCTTTTTCATCATCGAAGTCTTCATCATAAGCAAAACGATCCATTACATCAAACTTTATGTCCTCTGGTTCTAGATCTGGATTCTGCTCACGCTGATATTCAAAAAGCAAAGAGTCTTCGTCCATTTCATCGTAGTTATTATTCAAGCGAATAAAATCTTCGATTCCACGTCCTGTTTCTTTTTTATACTTAAGGAATGCAGAAACATCTTCTGGAAGATCTTCGTTCTGTTGTCTCTGCTCAAATAACTCATCCAAGTTACTGATTTCCTTGTTGTATCTTTTACCAATATATGAAAGAACTTTATTATCGTCAATTTCGTCAACAATTGTTGGCGTATTATCATCTGTAATAATAGTCTCCACTGTATCATTAGAAGTATCTACTATTTCAACTGTTTCTTGTGGTACTTGAATAGTATCAACTGTATCAGTACTTAATGAAACACCAGTAGTTTCCTCATGTTGCTTTAGTAGTTGTTCTTCTACCTCAGCTACAGACTTTTCTTCAAAATCTACAGCCCTTACTTTAATTTCTTGATCCATTGTTATTTAATTTAATTTTTACAAAGTTAATAAATAATTTATTATTCGTTTTCGTAGAACATTGCCTGTGAATCCTCGGTGTGCCACTTCTCATATCCTTCACAGTTAAAGTACTCACTATTGACTAAATAGTCTGGCTTTTCTGGGAATGTTTTTGTAACAAAAGAAGGCTCAGACCATTTTATTCTGTTGTTAGGCTGCAACGCTATTTGCCCATTGTCTAGTAGTATAATATGATGAGACTTATGCTCTAATGGATCTTCAGCTAATGATAGATCTGTGTTCAAGTCATTTGATCCCCAGTTTATTGTTGCATAGTAACTTCCGCTATACCACTTACGATCTTTCATGTATACATCAACCTTAGTGTCATAAACATAAGATAAATGTAGAAGTGTAAAGTTATAAGAGAAACAATTCCATATCTGAAGATAATGAAACGGGAGATCTGGATATGGTGTTTTAGGCTCAGTTAATAATGCGTGAGATGGTAGCTTGTCTCTCATTACACCATTCTCAAGAAGAACTTGAAACAATGCAGCCTGACCAGGCATACATCTTACAGACATTATTACTCCAGGAGTAAACTCACCATGACCCTTAGTGAACTGATACATGTACTCGTTCCTTACGAATACTTTTAATGGGAAAAAATTATGCTCTATGTATGCCATAATTAATTACTTCCTCTATTTTTTATTCTTTTAGTAATTGGAATGTTTACGCCTAGTGTAAACGTAGTTTCTGGTTTATATCCAGTTCCAACACTTTGGTCAATATTAAAATTAACTGGACCTTTAGATAGAGTTACTCCGTAATTAACATCAAATCTATTTTTATCTGCATTACCAGATACATATGGTTCGATATTTACCTTAGATCTAGTTGTTGTTTTTGTTGTTCTTTTCATTATTATCTAGGTTCAAAAGATTCTAAATCAAATCCATCAAGAGAATCTTCTGTACTTTCAAAATCAATTGGAGGAAGATTATTCTTTCTTTGGTTTATAAGCTCTGACTGTCTAGATGCCTGTATGTCGACTCTTTTGTCTTTTGCTTTTTCTTTATCCTCATCTCTTTTCTTTAACTGATCTGCCTCCATGCCCTTAAGCTGCATGTTGTACTGGAACTCAAGATCCATAAGCTGTCTCTTCATTTCAACTTCAGCCTGCATTTTCATTATCTCGTAGTTAGCCTCAGCCTCTTTGATTTGAATTTTTGTTTGAGCTTCCATCTGTAAAAGTTGAGCCTTGGATTCAGCAGCAGCTTGCTGAGACTGCATGTTAGTCTGCATCTGCATTTGGAATTCCATCTGCTTGTCCTGCTGTTGCTTCTCCATTCTCTTCTTTCTCTTCATCTTAAGCAACTCATTGGCCAACTTAATGTTCTTGATATTTCGAATATCAATGGCATCCTCTAGGTCAATTGTTTGTTGTTGTAGAGCAACTTGAATGTTTGCCTCAAGCATTTGTCTTTCATCCTCATCTGGATCAAGATCAATAAATATTCCGAAGTCAAATAAGTATAAGTCTCTAATCTCTTCAAGAATAGTCATGTTATACTTACCAATTTGCATAGCAAACTCTTCAGCAAAGTCAGAGTATTCAAGTATGTCTGCAACTCTAATAGATACGCACTCAGCTAATCTTTTTGTAATGTTTAAATTTCCTTCTAAGATGTGTCTAGTGGCAGTGTTTGAATTCATAGCTGCCATCTTTTGAATACCAACTAATGCATCTGGATGCGTCATACTTCCATCTCTTGCCTCATTAACTCCAGTCACATCTCTAATCATATTTAGATAGTGATTGTAGTTGTTAATCAAAGATGACATCTTAGCTTGACCACTATTTGTGCTTAGTTCTTGAATTGGAATTCTAGCATTGTTAAACTCACCGTCTTGAGTATAGCTTCTACCAATAACACTACCTGTTTGGAAGTAAAGCTTTAATGCATCCTCTGGGTTATAAGCAGCACCAGTACCAAGATCAACCTCATTAATACCATCAGCATCAATGAATACACCATCTGGAACTACTCTTGCAGTTACCTGTTGTAACTTTAAATGTGTTAACTGAATCTGATCAGCAAAAGGTATCATTCTTCTTACCAATGACTCCATTGCTCCCTTGTACATTCTTGGAGCAAATGCAACATAGTTCGGATATGCTCTCTGAGATGCTGACTTTGGACGAACCATATTACGCATCATCTCCCACTTAAGGATAATGTTTGTACCAGCTACAAGAACACCTTCATACCAAACATCTCTAACTGCCTCAACTCTTTCAAATGGCATTCCATCCTCCATTGGTGGATTAAACTCGTCACCCTTTCTAATAACTCTCTCTCCACCATTCTCAAGTAATTTCTTTTTCCATACAAATTTCTTGCTTGCCTTGTAGTTAAAGTATATAAGAGTTACAATCTCATTTGTAAAGTAATCATCTTGATAGTTTCTAATAATAGGAAAATACGTATACCAAGCAGCACTACTATTTCTGATCTCGTTTAGTTGCTCCTCAGTTAACGTTGGATCAATTTTAAGAACCTCAGTATAGTGCATCTGCTTAACCTCACCAAAGTAGTAACAATCAGAGAAGTCATTCTTTTCTGTATAGCTATGAATCCAGTTAGCTGGATCAACATAGTCTACCTTAAGTCCATCATTAACTAAAAATGAATGCTTAACAACAGACACACCTATAGTAACTAAATCATAGTTCATTAGTTTTCTAAGTTCATCGTATCTGTTCATCTCAAATACAGTATCAATAGCCACCTCGTTAGCTATCTCAATACTTGGCTTGTACTTGATCTGCATGTATAGCTCTAGCTCTTCATCAGTGCTAGGAAGTTCTTCTGGATCAACGTTAAAAGCATCTACTCCGAACTGCTCTTTTGTCATTGTCAAGAAATCCTTAGCTATCATGTCAGACTCGATCATCTCCTGGAATATGTTCTTACGCTCGGCAGACATTACATCTTGAGCTTCAGTTCTAACCTTGAATAATCTGTCAGACATTCCGTTGACAACAACATCAACAAACTTAGGTATAATAGGAACTGGTGTCCAGTCTAAGTTCATCATAGACATGTCACCATTAATAGCTAATTCATCTTTATATTTTTGGACTGGTTGTTGTCCACGAGCATAAAGTCTAAGTCTATGGTACTCACCCCATTGATCATAGAATCTACATGTATTGTTCTTTCTCTTAAACCACTCTCCCTCAATGGCTTTACCGATCTTCAAACCATATTCAGCGGTTTGCTTCTCTTCTTCCGAAACCATTTGGCTTGGGAACGGGTTTTGGTATATGATAACAGATGGTTTCTCCATTCTATTCTATAATTTTGCTTTGACTGCCTTGATTGTTATATCTTACAAATTTAATACTAATTTTTGATTCTTTTCTCTCTGGAGTAAACATATGCTTTCTGTTTGCCATAATAGCCAAACCAGAACTAATTGAAGCATCGTATTTTGTACGATTGTTAGGATCAAATCTAGCCCAATCTTCTAAAGTTTTGTTAAAATACATCGAACCAATAGTATCTGGATCTCTGTATGTTCCTTCAATGTCAAATCCAACGTATTCCTCTATATAAGACTCTATACAAGATGCGTGTGCCTGTCTTACGTCTTCGCTTGAGTTAGGTATTCCACCAATCTCTAGCTCCGTCTTTGACATTTTATTTAAATTTCTGTCGGGTCTATTCATAGAGAACCCCCTGTATCCTCTATTCTTAAAGTGATACAACAATCTAGCCTTGTTGTTCTCTGCTAGTATAGGCATCCCATAAAAATGACAAGCCATTAACACATCCTCAAAAAATATCTCAGCAGTCTGAGGTCTAGCTATGTACTCTAGAAAGAATTCATTTGTTGGACCGTCAGACATATGGAACGTTGTCATACCATGGAGAGCACCGTTAGAGCCACCTCCTCCAACAACTCCCGATATGTCATAAGGGTCACAACCAAACGCTCCCATGTGCTCATTACCTGGATATTTTTTCCCATTTCTTGTTACAACATTATTCCTTAAATTTGGCTTTGGTATCCAAGACACCAAGAACCTACCATTTTTATCTGGTGTCCATACAACCTCTGTATCCTTCTCACCGTTCTTCCAATGGAAGTAACCCCTAGTTAAGAACTTCTCTTTAATTAGAGAGTCGTTATAGTCGATCTGCTGGTATATCTTTGTTAGGTTGAACACAGACTGCTTAGACTCGTCTCTAAATGCGTGAGACTCTGTCCTAGGAAACTGTCTGTAGAACTCATTAAGTGCATCAGAGTCTGACTTCAGTGCGCTAACCTCGTTGTTCCACCATGTAACAACTCCCATCTCAATCTTGTTCCCATCTATACCAGTTACTGGTTTTTCTGGATTGTCAAAAACTGGCCATCCAAACTCATCTATGTACCCCTCAACGTTCCACTCCATAGGTATGAACAAAGAATAAAGTCCACTCTTTGTCTCATGGTTAGCGGATCGTTGAGATACGTTGCTATCGTTGTACAGCTTCTTAAAGTTCTCACCACCCTTTGGCAGTGCGTTAGACGTAGAACCCATCATACACTTACCAATAACTCTTGCACCTAATCTCAAACAAGTCTTGGTTACCCTCCAGTTGTTTAATATGTTCTCTGGCTTCTCCCACTTACCACTTTCATCGTGAACAAGCAGAAGCAACTTCTCACCATCGTAGCTGTTGTCTGCTGTGTTCTTCCAGTCAATTGTCGTGTCAAGACCCTCAATATCCTCAGTCTTCTCCTCGTCCATGTTCTTTCTAGTAATCTTACTAGCTGGAACTCGGAACGCCAACTCGGTCTTTGGATTGTCCATACCGTCCTGTATTGGCTTGAAGAAGAAAGGATAGTTTCTAATTATAGGAACAACCTTGTCGGTAAACATCTTCTTGGCATCGCTACCAGTTTTTGATAGTATACCTATACGAGAGTCTCTAACTATAGTGCCTGTGTTACATGTCTCGGCAGAACTCATGAACGAGAATCCAGAACGTCTGTTCTTTAGGTAACACATACCAAACGATCTGGTGTCAGCCTTGCATGCCTCCCAGTAGATATAAAATATTCTGTTTGATTCTCTAAAGTCTGGTAGACCAATGTCTATCTTGGTCCACTGCAAGTACATGTAGTGAGTGCCAGTGATGTATGTTGGCTTACCATTATTTATAAACCAAAACCCATTATCCCTTCTATCAAACTCCTGCTCAATATAGTCAACGTATTGTATCTTAAATGCGTTGTCTCTTCTGTTCCAGTCGAATATGCTTTTTATTTTTTGAAGCTCTTTTGGATACTCTTTAGATTGCCATCTATTTCCCCTGTTTTCAACTTTTTCTGGAACGGATGGTAGGGCTACCTTTAGTCCGCTTATGTTGTATATGTCACCTATCGTACCATCTTTCGATATAACGACAATGTCATACTCCTTATTATATCCATACTCCCAGTTCTTTCTCTTATTCTTGTTAGAGATTATTGACTTGCTAACGCAGTCTTCAAGAACTGTATATAGATTATTTTCCATTCTTAGCTTTTGCCCTTACTTCCGCAAATCCAGACTTACCAAAGTCTACTTGAGCAACAGCAGGCTGATTATCTCTGTTTTCTTCTTCGTCAATCTTTCCTAACATGTACAACGCATCCTCAAACGCTAGCCTCTTTGCAGATGCAGCATTCTTTAACTTATCGGCAGATATATCGTCCTCTGCATGGGTTATAATAGGTTCTTTTAGTACCTTTATAAGTTCATCAACAGCAATCTTTGCTGCATTAATAAGTTCTATTTTTTTAGACATATGTTCTTGTTGTACATTCTGTATAGTATCTCTCCATCTATTCTAAACTCATACTCACTATCTGGAGAAAATGCCACGATATCTCCTTTATTAACATCTTCTAGCATTTCATTGAAGTATACTAGCTCTCCCCATAAATCTTCTCTTGATCCAGTGCTAGATATAATCTTGTCTTGATTATCTATTGGTTTAACAAAGCAGTATGGATATGGCGAACACCACTCGCCATTTGGATCTTTATAAAGATATAACTGTTCAGAATCTATAATGAAGTAATCATCAAACAAATGATGCCAACTACTCTTTTGGTTACCCTTCATGTCATAGTAAAACTTAAACACGTTATGGTGAACAACTACATGGTCACCACTCTTTATAGGTCCATTATAGTACGTTGGAACAGAAACAACCACACCGATTCGATTTGATACAGTGTGGTCTTCCTGGGACGAACTTATAATAAAATCAACGTCACCATACTTACGTATATTGTCGTAACGCCTATCATTATAAGGTTTAATTATAAAGTGATATGGAGACTTCATCAGAAATCTATGTTATACTCAATAGATATTGGCATTGAATAAGAGAAACTTTTCCACTTTACTATCTCTTTATCGCGATTTACGATATATATAGATATTGATGAGTCTGCTTCCATCAAAATTGTGTCAATGGAACCGTTTCCTCTTAGAACATCTTGTCCAACTACATAGTGCATAGATTTCATGTAGTCTGGGCCTATCGATATTTTTCTAATTATATTCACCTGTTTGAAGATTGATTTTAATGTCTCCGTACTTGGACACTAACTCATCTTGAAACTGAGATAAATCAAAAGCAGATGTTTCTAGATTAGCTAATGATGCCATCTTTTGGCTTTTCATTCGTTCGAATGATACCTCGATGTCAGCGATTTGGAATTTAAGATCTCTGTAAGTTTGATTTAAAGATCTTAGCTTGTCTAACTCTTCTTGAGTAATTTTGTTTTCTTTTGCCATTTTATTAGATTTAAAATTATGTCACAAATATAGTAAATTTCTATGACAAATTACATAGAGATATACCAAGTTGTATTAGCATTGTTATACTGAAAACAAACTGGAGTATGTGCAACTAATGATGTTGGGGCACCTACAATTGCTGTAGCTCCAGGTGTAATCCAAGTTGTTAGAGGTCTATTGGTAGTTGACATAATAACATACTTAAGACCGTCAATGTTAGAACTAGCGGTTGGCATAGTGATATCAAAGTTAGCACCAGCTGTTCCAGTAAAGTATGTGTTTATGTTTGAAATTGTAGTTGCAATCAGTGTGTTTGTAGAAACAACAGAAGGAGCCTGTGTAAGATTTAACACATCCTGCACTTTAAAGTTTACAGTAGTTCCATTTGAATTTTTAGTCCCAAACAATAAATCGTTTACACTTGGTGATTGAGTTTGATAGTTTCCTGCTTTCATCGTCCTTGTCCTTTATATTTTTTCTTGTAGTTCTTTGATGTTTTTAAAAAAGATGTCTTAGTCTTGGCATGAACACCAGGTCTCTCAACGTGCTTCTTCTCGAATGCCTTTACTTCTAATGTTTTCTTGCTCATCTGTTTCTAAGTGTAAAGTTAATAAAAGTAATTGAATAAAAATTTCTAAATACGTCAACGTCAATAGCAAAGAATCTTACGGGACCAAGTATAATCCTTAAACTTACGTGTCCCCATATCTCTTTGAACCAATGACTCTTGAATTTCATAAGTTTTTTAACATTTCAATCATTCGTGGACAAGGATATATGTCTGCCTTATCTTTACGAACTGAGTTGTGTGTATATATTCCTGGAGTTCCTTTAAATGCTTCTACATCTATTCCGAATATTTCATTTCTGTATGTCTTAGGAATGTCGTATGTTTCGCAAAGATACTCAACTAACTGTCGAGTGCTTTCAATCTGTGCATCTGTATACTTATACCAATAAATATGACCCTTGTATGGCTGATCTAATGTGGTAACCATAGACGGATCTACAGATTTCTTTACATAGTTATAATACTTTCCGTTAACTAGTTTTAATGGCCCCCAGTTACAAACTTCAATTCCTACTGATAGTTTATTCAAGTTTTTATACTTAGTTCCTACCTTAATGAAATCTTCGCTATCTATTCCTAGATGCCATGCCCAGTGTCTAGAACTAAAGCACTGTACTATGGTACCTCTCTCTCCTACCACAAATGCAGTAGCTATTCTAGTCTCATTACTATTCCAGTATCTACTAACCGCAGCAGCATCCCCCCCACCTGCTGTATGGTGCAGGTATATCTGAGTTTTTTTACTATCCTCTTGGAAGTACTGACTATCAGATAGGCGTACCTGTAATATCTTCGTTGTGTCTAATTTCATCTACGCTTTTTTTTATTTCTTTAGCTCTTGCAAATAAATTTTTCATTGCCTGCCACAAATCAAGTCCTTTCACTGCTCTGTAGTTCTCGTTAATACTCATCACCTCAATAGACACAAGTATTAGTGCTAGACCTTTAGTGAATAATAATTCAACCGAAAAAAACTGTAATATAATACTGTTCAATATCAACGCATCTATAGCATAGAACATAACTAACGTTATGCTATATAGTCCTACCTTAGATATCATAGCACTAGCTCCTCCACTAGTTATAGGAATTTTATTTTTCTTAGCTTTCCATATACCTGTAATAGTATCTAATGTAATAACAAATATTATTAATATTAATAGGCCATATATTGGAGATAAAAATGTAAATAACATGACCATTAATTTAACCCAGTTAGAGTGCATGGTATTGATAAGGATATCTAGTTGATTTTTCATGAGACAGGTACAATGCTTTTTTTGATGATTTTTATTATGACATATATGAGTATAATTATAAATAATATTCCACCTAAAACAGCAAAGAAGTTAACCCACCAAGGAATGTACTTTATACGTTCTGGCTTTTGAGTTTTTGTTACAAGTTTTGTCTTGTAAATTGTATTTCCTTTAACCGTCTTATATACAGTATCTATACGAGCAATCACCTTGTACTTATTTTCTCTAACTCTTGACTGTAGTTTGATAATAGTACCGTCTTTTTCTGCAAGCCTAGATGCATACACATTACCTAATGAATCACAAAACAATGTATCTTCTATATACACAGTTTCTCCTGGAATTTTAATTGTAGTATCTCTATATTGAGTTATATATACGGTGCTATCCTTCTGTGTACACATAGGACAATACTTTGCCAGTCTTCGCTCTATCGAACAAGAAAATAGACTAACAAACAAAATAAATGTGAGCATGTATTTCATACTCACAAAGATAACTATTTTAATTCATAGTATATTTCCATCGTATCGTCTACCAATATGATACCCTTATCAGTCTCAACGTGAAGTTGAGTATCACTTACAACCTCAATCGGTCCTGTTATTGTATATTCTGTTTCGTTATATATGAATGTATTATGCATATAGTATTGCTCTAAATAAATCTATAGTAGCTATCTCAGTAGTTCCTGTAGTTTGTACGGTGAATAATAAATATTGATTAACACTTCTATTGATTGACAAACTAGCAAATGGTGATGGAGTAGACTCTGTACCACTCGATGTGTTAATCCATCTTAATGTGCTATTAGAGCAACTAATACTCTTATCTGCAAGAACTGAATACTGAGTGCTTCCTCCACTTAATGTTATTATACCACTGAGTAAACTAGCACCTGTTAAACTATTTGATGTATTAATATATAATCTACTGTACATTTGCCCAGTGTTACCAGATATCCTAACCAATCTCCATCTTAATTCCATTATACAGTCAGTAGTAAATGTATTAGCAGGTATTAATAGTGATTTAGAAATAACTACAGTTGATCCTTGACTGCTACTACCAGTAGTCCCAGAATATCCTAATAAATTTGCACCTATATTAACATTGCCACTACCTAGCAATGAGTTGCCATTAACTGTCTTAATGGATGTACCTGATACTAATGTTGGTTGTATTCCAGCACCCGATAACGATTTGTTCTTCCATAGGTCTGTAGACTGATCGTACTGAATTAAGTCACCGTTTAATGGTGACAATATCTGTACGTCATGTAACTCATCAAACTCGTATCCGTTTTGAACCCTAACGTACATTCTACCTGCACTTCCACTACTAGCTGTAGTAACAAATCCAAGATAAACAAGATGGTTTGGTGCGTGAGGCTTTATGTTTGTTATGCTACCTGCCGTTGCATCTAGATACACTGGATCCCCGTCAGACCATGTAGATGTTGGAAGTATACTAAGACCATCAAGCTGACCATTAAGTATTATAAAACCTTTTTGATTCACACCTATGGATGATGACAACACAAGACCAACCGTCTGAGCAGAAGTCGCATCGCTAGTGTTGTAAGCCAACTTAACCTTTAATCTGTCTCCCTGACCTCCAGATGCGTATACTGGCTGACCCTTTGTTATTGTTACAGAGTCATCGTTTGTTACATAAGATAGTAACGTATTAGGAGATGTTCCTATTACTTGAAATATGTTAGATGAAGAGTTGTAAACACAAAGCATCTCTGCTCCGTCCTCAATGTCTCCACCTATTAGTTCACCGTCATTATTTCTGTATAGTGGCACTGGACCTAAACCATTTACATCTAACGTTGATCCAGTTGTGTTTCCATTAGTAAACCTAACCAAATAAGCATCGCCATCGTTATACGAAGAAAATCCAGTTATAGATACCGAATATGTATCTGTTCCAGACGCAGTCCCAAATGGTATACTTGAGGTTCCTCCTCCAGAAATAACTTTAGGTTTTCCGTCAGATCCGTTTATCTGTAGTCCGTTAGGCCCAAATATGTATCCGTTTCCGTCAGTTACTTGCATCTTAAGAAAGATAAGTTAGGTCCCTCTTCTCCGCTAATTATAAATGTAGTATTAACATCAGTTGTAACTGCCGAGATGTAGTCTCCTGGATGTAGTATGTACGTCATGTCGTCAGTCACTGTATCGCCATGAGTTAGATTAAGAGAGTATATGTCAACAGTTGATGCGGTTGACGCTACATACTTCTGTAGCAATACATCGTAGTTAGTAACAGAGTTAGAAAATCTTATATAGTTTATAGCACAAACGTTCTGTGGCCTACACTCATAGAGTATAGTGCTAGTTAGCCCAACAGATCCTTCGTTACTAATAAGAGCCATCTTACCAAAGAGCTACGATGTCAGTAGCTGATGTAGTTGATGCAAATACTCTAATTACCTGTATCGGCAAAACAACTCCAGCAGGAACATTCTCAAATGTAACGTCATCTCCTCCAGCTGTTAAAACTCTAATAATACCTCCAGATCCAGAGTACAGCACACATGGCCATGTCTCAGTTGGATATCCAACGTATGGTATATTGTCAGTGTCGCTAGTTGTTACAGCTGCTGCTCTACTTTGTTGTAATTTTTGATATGCCATTTTGTGTATTTATTAGTTAGTATCTATTTCTATATAAGTGATGTAAGCAATTAAATTTCCTGTTCCTCCTGAAATTGTACTTGGAGAGAATGCAGATCCAGAAACTAAAGACAAATTATTATTTGGTGATAAATTACTATTAAGTCCAGCAGCATAAGTTAATATTAAAGAGCCTTGTGTTGAGCCTGTAAAAGCAGCGTCTGCTGTATTACCAAGAGTTGTAGAACTAATCCCCAAAATTGTGATTAACCTTATTGAATTAGAAATGATATAGTTAGTACCACCTGGTTTTCTGTATAAAGCTAAAGATATAGGTATTAGTATTTTATTAGTTACAGAAGGTACTAATAATTTTGAAAATCCTGAAGCGTTTAATATTTCAGCTTCTGTGATTTCAACTTGTGCTACTTTAGCACCTCCTGCTACGGCAGCAATGTCCTCGATGGTATACGTTAAGTCATTAGCGTTTACTAACGCTGATCGTCTGTTTACATTAGTTGTAGGCTTAATCGCCTCAAACTTTGTTCCTGCTGGTATTGATACTGGCATAATATTTTTTTTGTAAAGTTACTAATTTTTCTTTGTACTTTTTCCGTTCGCTCCGTTTCTACCCCTATTGGTAGAAGCAGACTCAAGTACAAATTTACCATTTTTTTTCATACTAACGTCTGGGCCTCCCTTTCCGTCAATACCCCTTTTACGTCTTTCTTTAGTATGCTCTGCTCTGTACTTCTTCTCAGACTCGCTCTTGTTAAGCTCCCTCTGATACTCTCTCCTCTTCTCCGCTGCCGTTGGATTTGCTGCGTAGTACTTGGATGTCTTGCTCTGTCCCATAAAATATTCTGTTAATTAATAAGTTTGGATCGTTTAGTTTTTCTTTTCTTTCGCCACATCCGCAGTCCTCACCAGCAACCGCCTTTACCACCTTCTCAATTCCAGTGGCTCTAGTTATCGCATGGACAGTGTCTCCGAATCCGTAGTGTTTCTTGATTATGATCATGATCTGTATTTTGCTGTCTTCTTAGCTATACTTTTTGGTTGCCCTACAACGTTACCAGTACCACCACCCTGTCTCTTTGCCTTTGTTGTTGCTGCATACTCTTGTGGCGTTAAAGACTCTATGGCCTTCTTAGGAAGGTATCTCTCTCCAGTCTCCTTGCTTGGCTTTCCACTCTTTGTTGTCCACTCCTGCTTTGTCCATTTAGAAAGACTGTTTGAGCTAGACTTTTTCCCATCATACTTGCCGCCTGCCTCTTTATACTTAGATACAGCTAGCTGGGCCTTTCTAGCAGACCACTGACCTGCGTCACCTCCCTTTGTGCCTGCCTTAACGCTTGAAACAATTCTGTTCCATAGCTCTGGATTTTTTTTCTTAGTTACGCTCATTACGAACCCTTAACCCATTTCTTACTTGGAGATGCGGTCTTACTTGGTGACCACTTAACCTTGTCTGCCCAGTATGCGGCACTCATCTTTCCCTTGGAAATATTCTTTGCGTGACGACTCTTAAACGCCTCTCTTTGACCAGCTGTTTGATTGGTCTTAACGCCCTGTTGACCAAAACGAATAGTCTTGATCTGATCGCCTTCCTTGGCAACAACAATGTGACTTTTTGTAGGGTGAGAAGGGGTTCTTTTTGGTTTGTTGAACCCCTCAACACCAGCTCTTTCTAATCGAGAGTCTTTCATTTTTTCATCTTCTTCATTGCAGCCTTCATTCCGTACTCCTTAATCATCTCTTTTTTAGATTCTGATTTTTCGTGCTTCATTTTAGCTGACTTGCTTGCGTACTTCTCGCCAGTCTTTTTTTCTGTGATTGCTTTTTTCATTATCGTGGATTTATTTTTCTATCTTTTATTTTTCTGTCAGTTATATAACCTTCTTCATTATATCTTTTTTTCTCAATTCTTTTTCCTCCTCCTGGCATGTCATACTTTACTTTTTCTTGCATACCACCACTCATTGTTGGTCTAGTTCTAGATACTCCAGAAACAACATTGCCGTCAAATTCAGAGGTTACATCTCCTTTATTATAGTTTTCTTTTGTTAACATCCTTCCTGCTTTATTAGCAATTTCCCTTAAGTCTTGTCTCATTGCTGATGGAGCTGATTTTATTTGATCTACACCTCTATTCATTGCATTACCAATGTTGTAATCAACTCTATTGATTAGGTCAATAGCTTTGTTTTTAAAAGGAATCTTATTGTAGTCTGTAACCTGATTAGAAATAATGTTACCACTTCTATCTAGTCTTACCTTGTTAGAGGTCATTGTATTGTTATCTCTATTCATAGAGTTAACTTTAATTACACGCCCTCCAGATATTGTTGGCCTAGAAGTTTCTGATAATCCATTAGCGAATGAACTCATGTAAGCTTCAAATTCAGACGCTTCCCTGTCTACACCAACGGTAGTATTCTTTGTAGTCCTCTTATTTTTAATAGGACCAGTAGTCATATTTGTCGTTCTATTTTTCATAACTTTGTTTTTGAAATACAAATATAATGAAAATTAGAAAAATAAAAAGAAAGAGAGAAAATATTGTTTACTACGGAAGAGACACAAAGTATGACTTCCTAAAGAACTGGGGGATGATTAGAAAGTGGGCCATATACCAGTACGGACTCAAGTCATCGGCAGACATAGACATGCTTCTGTTTTTATACTCAGAAAAGCTTTTTACACGAACTAAGTTCCAGGAGTACGCCTCATTTATGAGCTGGGACAGAAATAGGTTTGACAGACTTCTTAGAGATGGATTCATCTCAATATGGAGAAAGAAGAAGGCTGGAGAGTACAACCTGTACGAGCTATCGTTCCAGTCTAAAAAGATGATAGCCAGCATGTACAGAAAGCTAATTGGGCTAGAACCATTCCCAGAGACACCAAGACGAAATAAGGTTATGAAACCAAATGCATCTTACTCCGAAAGGATGCTAGCCCAAGCTATTAAGAGATTTAACTCAGATTTTAAAGAACACAAACAATATCCTTCTCTTGAACAACAGTAAGCCTGTTGTTGTCGATCATGACCTCGTATGAGTGTACCTTGTCGTACATCACCTTGTCACCTTTCGACATCCCAGATACGTTTGATCCAGTCTCGAAAATTGTGCCGTAGTGATACCTCATGTCTTGGTACTCTTCACCGCTAAGTATCAATCCACTCTTTGATTGTTTTTGTTCTACAACCTTCTCTATCAGTATAAATTTATTTAGTACTTTCATCTGCTCTGACATTTGTTATAATTGCGTTTGTACTCATAATTGTTGTTGCAACAGACACAGCGTTTAGTAGTGCGTTCTTTGTAACCTTAGTCGGGTCAATGATACCCATCTTGATCATGTCGCCAGCAACCTCGTTCTTAACGTCATAACCCCACCCCTTGTTCTCAAACATGTTAAGAGCGATTGACTTAGGGTTCTTTCCTGCGTTGATCAAGATCTGATTAAACGGAGCGATAAGAGCGTCATACATGATCTTAGATGCTACGTCATCGTTGTCGTCAATCAACGAAGCACACTCAGCTAATGCAATACCTCCACCTGGAAGAATTCCTTCCTCTAACGCAGCCATAACAGCGTATACGGCATCGTCAATTCGGTCTCTCTTCTCCTTCTGCTCGATGTCGCTCTGTGCACCAACGTATATAACTCCAATTCCACCAGAAATATTTGCGATACGCTCTCTTAAGAACTCTCGTTCTACCTGATCGTCAGTCTGATTAATCATTCCGTTAAGCTCAGCCAAGTGGTTGTCGATGTCTTCCTTGAACTCAGCATGGTGCATGAATACCGTCATGTCTTTCTTAACAATAATCTTTGAAGCTCTACCTAGGTCAATCAAGTTAATGATAGAAAGGTCGTCACCAGTGTCCTCGCTGAAGTATGTTCCACCCAACGCAACAGCTAGATCTTTAAGTAGGTCTTTCTGTCTGTATCCAAACGATGGAGGCATAATGTTACACGCCTTGATCTTGCCTTGGTATACGTTAACGTTTAACGTCTGAAGAGCGTTGGGTCCTAGGTTACCAATAATTAGTAAAGATCTACCCTGTGATACAATTGGCGCTAAGATCTTTTCTAGGTTAGAGATGTTGTTGATCTCATGGTCGCAAATCAATACATACGGATTATCAAGGATGCACTCCTGCTTCTTCTGATCGTTAACAAAGTAAGGTGAGGTGTAACCCCTCTCTATTCTCATTCCGTTGATGATCTCTACCCTTGTCTCAGAGTTCATGCTGTTCTCAACAGTCACAAGAGAAACCTCAGAGAATGCGTCACCAATCATCTTGCCAACCTCTTGGTCGTTATTTGCAGAGATAGATGCAACGTCATACAGCCTGCGTCCGCTAACTTTCTTTGATCTCTTCTCAAGGTTTGATACAACGTTCTTTGTGATGCTGTTAATCTTGCGTATCACCTCAGTTACGTTGTGATCTGGACTGATATACTTGTCAGCAGCGTCAATAATAGCCTCTGCAAGCACAATTGACGTGGTTGTACCATCGCCAGCAACTGTTGCAGTCTTGTCAGCTGCCTGTCTCATCATGATCACAGCTAGGTTCTCAGTCGGATCGTACAGGTTTATTGACTTAGCGACAGTCACACCGTCCTTTGTCACTGTAATACCTCCAACATGGTTCTCAGACTCAATCAAAACAGTCCTACCTCTCGCTCCGAGGGTGCTTTTTACAGCTCCAGCAATCTTTTTGATGCCAGATTTCAACTTTTTTTGGCCTTCATCGCCAAAATGGATCTCTTTTACTATCATTTTATTAAATTTTACACCAAATTTAGTAATTTTTTATTTAATAAAACAAAAAAAGGGGCCGAAGCCCCATTTTTTTTAGATTTTTTGGATTATTTATTTAATAAATCTATTCCATCCAGTATATTGCTTCATTTTAGCTTCAACAGTATTTCTATTTGTCGCATTATCTTCAGCAGATTTAATGTATTGCTCCTGTTTGTCATATCTCTTATTGTAATTTGAGATATTAGCATTGCTTATATTTCTATTTTCTGCCTGCCTCATTGAAGCAATACTTTTTAAATTTTGAACAGCTGATTGAACATACCCAGACATTGCGCCTTCTCTTCCCTTTTTATCTATATCTGCTGTCCAAGTTTTGAGTTTTGATTTTTCACCCTCTGCCCATACTTTAGTTCCTTCTGAATGTAAGTCACCTCTATTAGCATATCTAGCTGAAAGTCTACCAGTTTTAATATCTTTTCTAAACTCTTTAGCTCCTTCTCTCTTGTCTGCTCCAGTCAAACTTGTATTTTTCTTCCAGTCTCTCTTCTCTTGTCTAATGTCTTTTATGTCAGATCTGATAGCCTTGCTTATATTCCCCTCAGTTTCATCCATGCTAGAGTAGTAACCACCATGACCAAGCTCTGACTCTGGAGAATAAAACGACTTTGCCATTCTCTCTTCTCTTTTGTTTCTACCTCCAGAAACGCCCATACGAAAAGATGACTTTAATTCGCCATCAGATATTTTTTTACGAAGACCAAACTTACCACCTTGACCACCTTCTCTTGACTTATCAACCTCAACATTAATTCTACTAGGTACTGGAGGCTGCCAAGATCCTTCTTCTAAAACTGTAACATCACCAAGGGTTTTCATTTTATTTTTTATAAGACCTGGCTTTTTTAAAGCGATAGGTTGAATAACCTCTGGTGTTGACTCTTTCTTTGTTGGAGGAGGAGGAGGAGGAGTAGGTGTTGTTTCTTTAGTTTTTCTAATTGAACTAACTCCATAATATTCTCCCCAACTACCCTTTTGGTCGCCAATATCTACTTGACGATCCATACCCTCTTCAGATGGGGTATACTTATCACCAGGAACAGTGCTTTTTTTTATAGCTGCTTTCCATTTTGGACTGTTTACTTTTAAGTTAAGGTTTGCAGATATTCTTTTTCTATTGCCACCTATTTCAGCATATCCTTCATCAATAGTTGGCTCCTCGTAGTTTACATCGTCTAGCTTATCAGTTTTACCTTCAAGGTAATTCTTTACGTCTTGAGGAAAAAATTGATATCTATTATCTTTTCCAGGTTTTGCTTTTGTGCCACCCTTACCAAAGAAATCTTCGTTTAGTTTTCCAGACTGATACATTGTTCTTAACTCTGGCCAGCTAGACACCTTATTACCACTCTTGGTCATTTGACCATAAACCTCTGGGTCAGCTATTCTGGCACCAGTATCTGGATCGGTTGTTTTAGGAGAAAATCTCCCGTATTTCATCATTGCCATTTGAAAACAAGTTTTATAATTAATAAATTGATCTGAAGCTCGTAGTAGTCAAAACCATCCTCCTTACCGTATATCTCAAATCCGACATTCAGTCCGACAGGTATCATGTTATGAATTTCGAGCATCATATTCTTCTACAAATTTAGCCATTTTTTTATTATTCATTTCTACCATTTCGGCCAAACGTCTGATAGATCTTTTGCTCCTTGGTTTTGGATGTTCCTTCCTAGCTTTAGCCATATCTTTTTTTTGTCAAATATACGGAGTTTTTGGGTAATGGGGGGATTTCAGGCTGGCGAGGCGAAAAGGAAAACGGTTTTAAAATCGAGGGGGGGGTAGTCATTTCCAAAAGTTCGTTCGGAATTTCTAGCTTTTTGCCTACCGACCTGCCTGCCTGCCTGCCTATTATTTGACGTGCACGTGGGCATGCTGTCGCGTAGGTAGGTAGCACTACCTGTCTATCTGATGACCAACCCGATGGTATGACGTGCTGTTGTACGGCTTGTCTTATAACTTTGATTATGTTAAATAGAATTAACATTCGTTAACATTTGCTGTTGAGATGGCGTGCCAATATGTAAGTCGATTGGCATATCCGTTGCACGCTGTGAGAGGGTAGGCAACACCCCCCTACCATGCGAAATCCCATACATTTTTTATGCACCCATGGTGTAATTCGCTGTAAGCCTTGCCCACACTACGTTTCAGCCGTTTTATACCGATAACCAAACCCGTCATCTACGTATTTCTACGTAGTACCCTCTACGTAGTTCTACTTAGACTCTTCTACGTATAAACACGTAATCTTCAATCTAACTGCGAAAAAAGTGTACTACTTACCTCTTTTCCGCATTATCTTTACAACAAGCAAACGAGCTAACGACACTAAAATTAATGACAAGCCTCTAGACGTTACGATGACGAATCAGTATGCTAAAGGTGAACGAAACGATAAAGTTTAACAAGGTGCTCTTCGGAGGTCAACACAAGGTTAGATGGTTCAAAGTAGTTCAGTCAACACGTGAGATGGGATGTTCTTTGACATATTGGTAAGACAATAAACATTAACGGGGTAGGTCAGACCTAGGGTAGTGTGGGTAAGTATAAAGACTCCCCAAAGCTACGGCAATCAGTACATTACTCAGATGGCTGATGTCAACACCATGCATGGCATAGGGATAAAGAAGAGAGATAGCAGTTTAACGTGGCTATCAAACCTAGAACTTGTGGTGGTTCGATTCCATCTATATAAGCGAGGTGCAAGTTCAAAACGCAATTTTAGGTGCACCTAGAGTGACTAGTTAATCAGAGCGATACTGAGTGCACCACTAACCAATAAACTATATAACCATGGAAGCTAGAGTGATTAGAATTGAGGGCATCTTCGAGGTATGGGGATTCTTTCAGAACGGAGTATTAGTAAGAGAGCAAAAGGTGCGCATCCCGTTCACGCATCGTTAATTAAGTAACCAATAAATATATATAACCATGAAAGCAATTGATGTAATAACCAAGGTGTACGTAGGAGTAATGTTTGGCATGTTCGCTTACGGAGTAACGTTTATCGTGTACAAGCTAATCGTTGGGCAAGTAAGCCACATGTACATTTAAGGTTAACTGATGAGATTTGAATAATCGAAACGGCATTCACAAGATGCCGTCTTAACCATAAAACATAGGAATCATGACAAAAGGAGAAAAATTCAAAGCGCTGTTGAGAAGATACAACACAATCAAGGACGAATTGCTAGACTTTACCGAGGAGCACCACGATGGGATGCTGTTTGACATAGAGGGCTATTGGGATACGTTTGACCTAGATGACCTAGAGACCTTAGAAAAGCAAGTACAGGCGTTTGAAATGATGCTAACGGCATACAAGAGTATTAACTATATATACGGATAACCATGAGAACATACTATATCTGCGATGAAGACCACTATGGTCAGCGCACAGGAACATACAGGACGATAGAGCTATCTGATGAGCAAATAACGCTAGATAGATTCGGTCTCAAGAGATACAAAGGACAATTCCTATACGAGACACTATCTAGTGTGCTCAGAGCATGTCAAGATTAACTAACCAATAAAACATAGAAACCATGAAATACGGAAAAATAAACGACAACGTAGGCTTTAGAAAAGTAGACGGAGTAATCAGACGATTGACAATCAGAGAGCAATTGTTACAGGTAAAACACTTTAAAGGTATCAACGAGATAAACCATACGATGTTGGGTAAAATCGAAGTCGATCGAAATAAGGTAGACGAATTGTTAAAATACGAAGATGGTCATCTAATCAGATTCAAAAAATCAATGTTCAAATGATAACATATGCAATAATACAGCGCTCATTCTATGGTGGAGTGCGCTCATACAAAAAGACGTTCAACGATGACAAACACTTCCAGAATTGGTGGTCAATGATGAACAGAAAGGGTATAACGATAGTAGATGTATTTGAAATAAAAAACTAGAAATCATGGAAACATATCAAGAAAAAGTTGCTTCAATAAAAGGTGGTGTAGAACAATACTCCGTTGATATTGATTTAGAAAATGGAGATGAAATAAGAGATATTACAAGTAAATCTTTGGCAAAAGCCAAAAAAGAATATGACAAGTATTCAGAAACTATGATTTATGAAGGCGAAAAAATAAGCAACATTCAATTACTTGTCATTTACAAAAATGGCGATTACGATACTTTGGATAGTAAATTTTCAGATGAATACGCAGGTGGTGATTCGGTTGATGAATCAAGTTTTAAAAAGTATGCAAATAAATATGATTTTTATACAAATGAAGAAGATAATGTTATTAGAATTACTTCTAATGAAAAAGAGTTATTAGATAAAATTGAAAAGGATTATTCTGATAGAATAGCACATAGGGAATATGATGAATATATTGAGGTTTTTAAAAATAAAAAGGATAAATTAAAAAACTAGAAATCATGAATAAATTAACTGAAAATCAAATCAAATTGATTGACTCAATAACTAATGAGTTTATCAAATCAAACAACCAATCTAGCAATTCTATGGGGATGCTTATAGATATACCCTTCCTTTTAAATGAGAAGAAGGAATGGGAAGAGACAATTCGTGTCCTCACTAAACAAAATGAATACTTTCACGAAATGGCAATTCAAGAAGGAAGAAATGCCTACGATAGATTGTGTGCAGAACTGATGGGTATTGGCTTTGTTGAAAAAAAGGAAGACGATTATGGTTCTGAAATCAAAATCGCAAAACATAAAGAACATCTTGAATATCATCACGAATATCATCTTAGAATAAGCATTTCAGCACCAAAATCAATCTATAAACATAATAAAATTGGCGATTACTTTAAGTATGCTGATAGTATAATGGTATCTTGTTATGCGAGTTCTAATATAGCAACTAGTGTTGAAGAATTATTAAAAGATAGAGACGTTGCTAGACGAATATTAGAAATATTAAAATAAACCTAGAAACCATGAAAAGAAAATTCAAAATCAGATTCCACCTCGGAGCAGGTGAGAACTACATGAAGTGGAGAATAGAGGACACAACAACCAAGAACGTGTGGTTCTTTGAGCCAGAAAATTTTAGCGCAGTCATCATCAACGGGAAACTTCACAATCATCCTTCTACCGCCAAGAAAATTAACGATGGCGCTAACAAAACTGTTTGCGCATGGATTATGGCCGAGGACGTTGTGATGTACTCCAACGAGAACATGTGGATGCGAGGACAAGTTGCATACAACCCTCGTGTCATGCCACATTGGATTGACAACAACGGCAACAACGTTGACAAGCATGAGTATGCAGAGATGCTAATTGATAACAAGAAAATATACACACCATGAACAAGCAAGCAGAGAAATATGATTTATTTGGTTGGATGACATCTGAACAAACATTAGTTAGAATAAACGACAATCCGTTAGAAATTGAAGAATTGAGAGAAATGTGGGGACAAGCACAAGAAAGTGGATTGTATTCAGTTGTAATGGTTGACATTAATAAAGATGAATAATATGAACAAGTACAGGGTAATAACAAAGCAAGGTAGTTTCATCGTAGAAGGATGGAACGAAGGAAAAGTAATGTGGCTCATGTCATACGAGGGCTACGAAGTAATATCAATAACACAAATATCATGAAAACAATTTTTGCAGTACACCACGTGTTCGATTGCTTAGACTACAACGAGCACCACTACTTCACAACATTCGCTGAGGCGTTTGACATGCTATCTGAAATAAAAAATGCAATACAAGAACACAAGTTCGTTGAGTACACATACGAAGACCATCCAATGGACTATTCGGTACACCTTGATGACGGACTAGAGAGAGTATACATACAAGAAATAAATCTATAACCATGAGAAACACAATAAGTAAGAAATTCATAATTGACTATATAACTAGTAATTATGGTCCAATGAGACACGACATCTACAGGATGTATTATGCAATAATCAAAACAGCTAAGGAGTACAATCTAAATAAAAAGGACTTGTTCTTTTATATAATAGAGAGACGAGGAGACATTCCTATGACGACTAGCTATGGATTTGATACGGCATACGGAAGAGAAATAAGAGAATGTTTTGAATACAATTATTATAATAACTAGAAACCATGAACGAGATAGAAAAAGCAAAGCAAGTACTCCGCGAGGCAGGGTACTATGTAGACAACCTATGGAGCATTCACGATGTGCATGACGAGAACAACGAACTAACGGACGAACAAAAGATGCATGCGTTAGACATGGCGTTTATAAATGAATACACAATAGAACAAATATTCTATGCCATAGACGTATCAGTTGAAATAATAACCGAAAAAATAAAGTAACCATGAAACAATTTCAAATCATTTTCTACGACAACAGGATGAACGAGCTGTTTGTCAAGTGGACGCATCAGTTTGACTACAACGATGCAGAGAAGTACGCAAGAGAGTTAGTCGCCACAACAACATGGAACGATGTCTCATCATTTTTAATCAATCTAATTTAATAACCATGAAAAATCAAATAAGTCTAATGGACGAGATACGAAACAAAAGCAACATCAACATGGTAACCTGCTGTAAGTGTGACTCAATTCTCCTGCACAGGATTACCGAAGAGATAGTAAATTGCTACTCGTGTGACAAGAATATAAACGTTAACGACTGCGAGGACTACTTCTACGAAGGAATGCCCGAACTAAATAAAAACAAATAACCATGTTACTAATCATATTAAACATAGTACTACTTGAGATAGTACTGAGCATAGACAACGCATCGGTAATGGCAACGATGGTAAGAACACTTCCAGAATCACAGCAGAAGAAGGCGTTAACCTATGGGATAGTAGGTGCATACCTGTTCAGAGGACTAGCGCTATTCATTGCATCGTTTCTAATCAGCATGTCATGGCTAAAGGTCATCGGAGGATTGTACCTAGTGTACCTGTGCATCAAAAGTTTCAAAGGTAGCGATGATTCTAATCACACAGCAACACCAAAGTCATTTTGGTTGACCGTACTATCGATCGAAATGATGGACTTGGTGTTCTCTATCGACAACATACTAGCATCGGTATCGTTTACTGACAGCATGCTCATCATCATACTAGGCGTGTTCATTGGAATCGTAGCAATCAGATTCGCAACCACCACGTTTATTCGAATCATCGAAAAGAATCCAATAATGGAGAAGGTATCATACGCTGTAATAGGTATGCTAGGAGTCAAGCTAAGCTTGTCATACTTCATTCCTTCACTAAACACCGAGGGCGTTGACATGATGTTCTCAGCCTTGACTCTAATAATGTTTGCAGTACCACTAATAATCAAATCAAAATGACACAAGAAGAAATGACAAAAATCATTCTCGCATACGAGTTAGAGATGCGAGAACTAAAGGATGCCATGAGAGAAGCATTCGGCTCGGGTGACGAGTATACCCAACGTGTAACGGCACAATGGATTGCCGTTGAAGAAATACTAATCAGATTAAAACTAAAAGAAGAATGAAAGAACAAATTTTATCAAAGGGAAATAAGATTTTCTCTGTAACCTTTATCAAGAAAGATGGTTCAACAAGAAGAATGGTCGCTCGCCTAGGAGTCCGAAAGGGAGTAAAAGGTGTAGGCATGTCGTTCAGTCCATCTGAGAAGAATCTCATGGTGGTATTCGACATGCACAAGAGAGCATTCAGAATGGTGAACCTAGAAACGATTGTAGAACTTAAATGATGATTGTGATGAACCTAATAAAATTTTGCGAGCACACCAAGGAGTGGGGTGGTTGCGTGTACTCCCTCCCTCTCGGCCAGTTTGCAGGTATGGAGGACATGGAGACTATTGAAGGAACGATTGAGGTGTACAGGTTCACTGACTTGGAATCAATCAAGCACTATGTCAGAAAGTATGTAGACAAGTACATCGATCAATTGGTCGACCACGACAACTACATGCGTTCATACGTATCAAACAGGAAGCTGTACATAAATATAATGAAACTAACTGACAATCAATAGGTTAGACAGAATAGTGTTGACTTGTGTTGAAAAATGTTAGTTTTTTTTCAAATCAACACTGATTAACTGTCTGATTTACAACGAGTTGTAAGTCAGAATGTTGAAATGTTAATTTTTGACCTAAAAAACTCTAGAAATTTTTTTATAGTAATATACTATACTATAGTACTATATATATATATTATTTTATTTTTATTTTCGAATTAGGGTATAAAAATTAACATTTTAACACTAACCCAATAGAATCAAGGGTTTCAGAAAAAAAAATCAACACTAAACCAACACAAACCAACATTTTTTAACATCTATTAACAAAAACCAACACAAATGAAAGCAAGAGTTAATCCGTTCTATCGGTCAGTAGTTCTGTCGGTAGAGCAATCTGAGGTGGCTGAGTTATTCTTTGAGGATACAAACGAGTGGCAATCGGTAGCAATCAATGGCAAGATGTATGACGTACATCTAAGCTACGAGCCTGTTGAGTCGTACAGGAACAGGCAGGCTTGGTTAGATTCACTAGTCTCCGTATATTTGGTAGGTGACTACACTGACGAGGAGTACTACTCGCGAAATTTAATAACAGAAGTAAAGCTAGAGCTATGAAAGAAGAAAGTTATTACATAGACAGGAGCATGTCTATAAGGAAGTCTGTGATAATTTATCATAACAAGGGTTCGGTTCACTCTCCAATCGTTTACATAAAGAAGCCGAAATGGGTGAGCGAAGAAGAGTTCAATGATTTTTTAGACAGGATGCAGATAATGGTTAAACCTAAAAAATATTAACATGAGCAATAAAAGTAATTCATCGGGAGGAATAGGTTTAGGTATGACCCTATTCTTAATATTCATGATTTTAAAACTAACGGGCTATATAAATTGGTCATGGTGGTACGTAACACTTCCGTTATGGGCTCCTCTTTCGTTAGTTATTATATTATCGGGTATAATGGTAGTATATAAATACATTAAAAGATATGATTAGATACAAGATAAGATACGTACAGAACGGAGAGGAAGAGAAGCTGTACGTTGTAGCCCCGAACGAAGACGTGGCAATGATGTTCTTCGAGTTAGTTTTTGACGATGTTGTCTTCCTATCTATCGACAAGGCAGTAGTACAGATAATAACACCGAAGCTATGCTCAAACTAGTAAGGTACACCATCATTTGGGTCAGCCAAAATCTAAGCATTCCGTTTTGGATGGTCGGACATGTACACCTATCGGTGAACATTTATGACGACATATATGAGATACTGGCATCCATGGGGATGAACATACTAGTAGCAGTTGGATTCGTGTTGAGTTATATTGACGAACAAAAAAAATAACGCCTATGACAAACTTACTTTTATCGGCAGCCGTATGGTTTCTGTCGTACTACCTAGCGCTTCGTTTGGTCAACAAGTTACAATTCACAACGCTTCCGTTGTTGTTGATCAACTTTATATCAATGTTTTCAATAATCTATAATTTTATAATGGTATGGCAATAATTCTAAATCAAATCCTCACACCCGATGGGACGATACTGAGGAGTACAAGTGGAGATGTGTATGACTTTCATCACGACAGTGTAACGAAAAAGTTGTACGCCGTTTCTGGAGGTATAAGTGAGGTAGTTCGGGTGATACCCGACAGAAATTCAAGAGACATATCCGTATGGTCTTACGACACTAACGATAGCCTAAAGGGACGGCTACACGTTAAGTTTAAAAATGAGATAGTCCCGATTCGTAAATTAAATAAAAAACAAGTTACCATGTACCTAAAAAATCTAAAAACTGAAAACCTGTACGATGCCATCTTACGCAACGTACTCACATCAATGATGATGCTATTCATCGTGTTCGGATCATTCGCTCAGAAGTTAATTCTAAGCGATAGATATAATTCAATATCCATGAATGAGTTCCCAGTGCACTACATGCACAGCGCAGGGTTCACAACAAAGGACGATGCCATACTTAATCATAAATATGTCTTGGCTATCAATGGTATTGACACATCTCTAACAACTGTTGAGTACGAGCTAGATGCACCAATATTTTCTAGCTTTTTACATGAGAGTGGCAAGAAGTTATTAATCGTTACATACATAAGAAAGAACATGTTCGGTGGTTACACAAGCTGTTTTATGGAATGTGATAACGTTACGTTTGACTTGTTCGAGAGCGATGGTTATATGCTAACACAGAAAAAAATTAAGTAGTATGAAAGCATGGGAGCAGATATCATCTAACGATGACAACAGGGTGTTCAGAACAATGAACAGCTCTTGGTACATTGACCATGGTGTGAAGATCGAGTGCTTTGATGAGGACGGCCGAATTGAGGTGATGAACGTCATGACGGCCTCCGACTTCCACGAGCCGATCACAGATGAACAGATGTACTTCTTTGAGCACATAGGATGGGAGGCAGGTTGCTACAAGGTAAATGTAGACACATGTGACACTCGCGCAAAGTTCTACGAGAGGCTATCGTATCTAGCAAAAGATGACCAATCTTTGTATGAATCTGAGACAATTGATGAAAGATTAAACAAAATGTTGGAAAAAAAAGATAAATACGTTAGGAAATTAGAAAAAATATTAAAAACTTTGTAATCAATTCAATTTAATATATGGCACACTGGAGAAATCTAATGAAAGACAACAAGTACCTCGGAGCGTGGGACTTGGAGGTTGACGGCAAGTACGAGCCGAAGATGGTAACTATCGAGAAGATATACCAAGACACATTCGTAGGTGAGATGGGCAAGGAGGACAAGGTATTCATCAAGCTAAAGGAGTTCAGCAAGCCTATGGTTTGCAACCGATCTAACTTTAAGAGGCTTGAGACATTCTTTGAATCGTTTGACCCTAGCTCATACATAGGCAAGCAGATAGTTATAACAACTGAGAAGGTCAAGTCTCCACAAGGACTGGTCGATGCGCTGAGATTCAGCACTCGTCCTTTACCTAAGAAGGAGCTACCAATGCTGAACGAAGATCAGTTGGAGAAGGCTATTGACGCTGTGAAATCTGGCAGAACAACGATCGAGAAGATCAGGAAGCAGTACACAATTACTGAGGACCAACTAAATATGTTCAGCAATGATTAATGTACGATCATCGGGATGCCATCCGTTGTTCAGCGGAACACGAGATGGACTAACTCCACTACAGATGGAGAAGCTGTTGGACTACAGAGGACGGCCAAAGCTAACTGACAAGCAACAAGAAGAGCTGTCAAAGCTTGAGATGAAGCTTATGTCTGGAGGTGACTTGAGCGAGGGTGCTAAGACGTACATAGAGGAGATGATTGACGAGAGGGTGTACGACTATAGAACACACGTCAGCACCAAGGAGATGACCAAGGGTACAAACGTTGAGGACGACTCAATCGAGGTGTACAACAGGTTGTTCTTTACTAGTCACTATAAGATGGCTGAGTTTGACGAGTTCTACGAGCTGAGGTACGGCATATCTGTAGGTCACCCCGACATTGTCGACAAGGAGGCAATGAAGGTGATCGACATCAAGAGCCCATGGTCAAAGAAGACAATGCCTAAGACAGTCAAGAAGGCCGAGAAGAAGGTCAAGGATGCAGGGTATGACTGGCAGGTCAAGCACTACCTCTACATGCTACGCAAGACAACAGGAAAGGATTGGAGAGATGGAGAGGTTGCGTTTGTGTTGACCAACACGCCAGAGGAACTGATATCAGACAACGAGAACGACAGCCTGCACTACATGGACGATCTTGATGACACGTTAAGAGTGACGATTGTGAAAGTAGAGCTGACGGATGACGACATCAGTTGGATGGACAGCCAGCTTGAGAAGGCAGAGAACTATGCAAGAATGTATTTTAATTACCTAAACAATAAAAACAAATGAGTGATTTTAAAATGAAGGGGGTTTTAAAGGTTATAAACCCAGCAGTACAGGTGAGCGAGAAGTTCACAAAGAGAGAGTTCGTATTGAACGAGCCACACGATCAGTATCCACAGGACATCTTGTTCCAGTTAACGCAGAAGAACGTTGACGTATTGGACAATTTTGTTGAGGGTCAAGAGGTTGAGGTGTCGTTCAGAATTCGTGGACGAGAGTACAACGGAAAGTACTTCAACAACATTGAGGCTTGGAGAATTGAGGCGATTGGTGAGATGCCTAGTGCGTCTCCAGCGAAGGAGGAAGATGCGTTACCGTTTTAATCTACTGCTAATCAAGGTGGGTAGTCACGCTACCCATCTTTAATTTAATTAAAATAAAATGAGCGATATAACAAAATGCTACGGGGCTGATTGCCCGATGAAAGAAAGCTGCAAGAGATTTATAGCTAAGCCAAATGATCATTGGCAGTCATACTTCCTTGAGCCACCATACCACATCAATGAGGGAGGATTCTTGTGCGACATGTACTGGGGTGCACACGCGGAGGGGGTATGGAACACGTTACAAGAGGCTGTCGGTATACACATTCCTAACTTTAACGATATTGAAATGGACTATGACGCTAAAGATCACAATTTGTGATGTCAACTTTTAGGCTTAAAAAACTTGACAAAATTTAAGTCTATAAACACTTTATTTTGTCGCAAATATAGGAGATACTTGCGACATAATTGATGGAATAACTTGTCATAAAAAGGATAAACTGATGCACTTTTGGGTGCTATAAAACACATTAATATGAAACAGACAGCAGTAGACTATATTAAAGAGAAACTAATGTGCAATGAGTATTGGTATGAAAATATGACCTTTGACCAAATAATTGAACAAGCCAAAGAGATGGAAATAAATCAACACAAAGAAACTTGGGATGTAGCACATCAATCAGGTAGATTTGAAGGCAAAGGTATTGCTGAGGAAAATTGGTTTACATTTGAAGAATATTGGGAAGAAACCTTTAAATCAGAATAGAATGAAAACAGCAATGCAACAACATATTGAGTGGTTAAAAGCTACATTAGACATATGTAAAGAAAACGCACCAACATTAGTTAATTGTATTAATTTATGTATATCTGATTCTGAATCAAGGTTAGGAACGGAGAAAGAGCAGATAGAAAATGCTTGCATGAAATGGTATGATGGCAGCAATGATAATGCAGGTGAACAATACTACAACGAAACCTTTAACAAATCAATAAAGAATAAGGGGTAAATTTTGCCACATTAACTAAATAGAAATGATATGAAAGCAAAACTAACATTTAACCTGCCAGAAGATCAATCTGACTTTGACTTTGCTGTTCAAGGTGGTAAGATGTACTCAGCATTATGGGATATATCTCAAGAGCTTAGAACGCTATGGAAGTACGAGGAACTTGATGAAAAAGAGTGGGACATGGTAGAAAGGATTAGGAACAAGTTCTACGAGATACTAGATGATCATCAGATAAAACTTGATAAATAGTCTATGGTCCCGTAGCTCAGCTGGATAGAGCAACACATTAGGTATTTGGTGGTCTCATAATTATTTTGTATCTTTATAGAAACAATTAACTATGAAACACCATACAAAAGACAAAGGAGATAAGGGCACAGGTAATGTAATTGCAGATCTATTATCAAAAGGAATTCAGATATGCTTACCATTATCTGAACACTTACCATTTGATTTAATTGCAGTTAAACCTGACGGTACATTAATGAGAGTTTCTGTTAAGTATAGAACATTAAGAAAAGGATCTGTTTTTGTATCCTTTTCAAGTTCATACTCTGACTCACATGGTGTTCATACAAGAGCAGTAGATAAGTCTCTTATTGATTTACTTGCCATATATTGTCCAGAAAGCAACGAAGTATACTATGTTATACCTTCACAGTTTGATAAAACAGTAACTCTAAGAGTTGAAGAAAGTAAAAACAATCAAACAAAAGGTATTAACTTAGCAAAAGATTATTTATTAGTTCCATAGTTAAAGGGATATAACACTAGCCTTCTAAGCTTGTATTCCTGGTTCGAGTCCAGGTGGAACTACATTTTCCCCTGCAAGGTGGAATGGATGTGTGTAATCAGGTAGACACTCCCCAAAACTAGTAAGGTAATGAGAGGCAAAACAATTGTCTGACACTAGGAAAATCGTGACAGCTTGGAAAGACAAGCAATATAGTCAGGTGGTGTAATGTAACATGGTCCTAATTTAATATGGTGAATACCAGGGCTAGTGCAGGTTCGAGTCCTGCCCTGACTACTTAGAGTTATAGTTACAGTTAGGGTTCTGTGGTTAGCCCCCATATAGGGTAAAAACTCTGCGCACATGGGTATGGACAGTGTGCGCTTTATTTTGTAATCGATAAACACAATACATATGGAATGGAAATCAACATCCACTGCCGACATAAAGGTTGACAGTGTAGTAGAGGCTGTAGTCTCTAAAATGCGGAGCAGATCAACCGTAGGGATCAAGAAGTACAACACAACAATGGATAGAAATGATCTGTCTGTTGAGGATTGGATGACACACTTGCAAGAGGAGCTTATGGATGCAGTTATTTATTTACAAAAATTAAAATCAATGCTATGATAACCTACTTTAAATCAATCAATGAAACTGACAAGCCTTACCACGTAGACGTACTAGTTGCATTAGATAGAATTAGAGATGGTGTATCGAGAGACCTAGTTGAGCTCATTCGTTCTGCCGAGGACAAGGAGCAACGCAACAATCTTAAGAAAGGTCTTCCTTCAATTTTATTTTCTGGTCAGTTTTCTAGACGTGCTGACAACGCTATAATTGAGCACAGCGGACTCATATGCATAGACTTCGATGGGTTCAAGGACGATCAGTCTTTGTATCAGATGAGACAGGATCTATGTAACGACAAGTACTCATACGCTGTGTTTACGTCACCATCGGGTGATGGACTCAAGGTGCTTGTTAGAATTCCAAAGGACGCATCTAACCACAAGAAGTACTTTGTCGCCTTACAGAAGTACTACAGCTGTGATGAGTTTGACAAGTCTTGCAAGAACATATCACGTGTGTGTTACGAGAGCTATGACCCAGACATATTTGTAAACGAGCTGTCAGACACCTGGGTAGAGATGGACAACAGCGATGACTTTGTTAAGCCAAAGCCAAGGATACGAGTCAACGACTCAAACGAGGTTGTAAGAAGGCTATCGTTGTGGTGGAACAAGAAGTACGGGATGGTCAAGGGGCAACGAAACAATAACCTATTCATATTTGCCTCAGCACTTAACCAGTACGGAATACCAAAGGACGAGGCACTTGATGTGTTGCTGTCGTATGACGATGGCGATATGGCATCTGAGATGAAAACAATTGTATGGTCTGCATACAAGAACGTACACGAGCATGCCACTAAGTTCTACGAGGATATTGACAAGACAACATCAATAAAGAACGACCTACTTAGAGGTGTTCCAATCAAGGAAGTTAAGGATCAGTACCCAGACGTTGACGAGAACGTAATCAACGAGATGGTAGAGACGCAGGAGTACAACGAGTTTTGGTCCAAGAGTAGCAAGGGGAAGATTGATCTTGTGCCTCACCTATTCAGAGACTATCTAAAGGGCAACGGGTTCTACAAGTACTACCCCAATGGATCAAACAACTTTGTCTTTGTCAGAATCATTGACAACATAATTAGCGATACCAACGAGGACATGATCAAGGACTTTGTGTTGGACTACTTGATGGGAATAAACGACATGTCGGTGTACAACTTCTTTGCTATCAACACGAAGTTCTTCCAAGAGACATTCCTAAACTATGTTGCCAAGGTCGAGCCAAACTTTATGGTTGACACCATAGACGAGGCTTACCTGTACTACAGCAACTGCGCTGTGAAGGTTACGGCAAACGATACGGTGATGATAGACTACAAGGACTTGGGTGGATACGTGTGGGAGAAACAGAAGATTAATAGAAACTTTAATAAATTAAAAATTGATGATTGTGAGTATAAGAGATTTGTCAAAAACATTTCTGGTAACAACGAGAGCCGCGTTCAGTCGATGGAGTCAACAATTGGTTATCTTCTTCATAGTTACAAGCCTGCTAGCTACTGCCCTGCTGTCATACTTAATGATGAGGTTATTAGCGATAATCCTGAAGGTGGTACGGGTAAGGGGATTTTTGTTAAGTCGATCTCGTACATCAAAAAGATGGTGATAATTGATGGTAAAGGTTTCAGCTTTCAAAAGTCATTCCCTTACCAACGTGTGCAGGTTGACACTCAGACACTAGTGTTTGATGACGTTAGCAAGAACTTTGACTTCGAGAGGCTGTTCAGTGTAATCACTGAGGGAATAACGCTTGAGAAGAAGAACAAGGACGAGATACATATACCGTTTGAGAGTTCTCCAAAGATTGTCATAACAACTAACTACGCGATCAAGGGTGCAGGTAATAGCTTTGAGAGAAGGAAGTGGGACCTAGAGTTCAAGCAGTACTACTCGAAGATGTTTACTCCAGAGACTGAGTTTGGTCACATGTTGTTTGCAGGATGGGATAGTAACGAGTGGTCAAAGTTTGACAACTACATGATATCAAACCTACAAATGTACCTATCCAAAGGTCTTATACGTTGTGACTTCATGAACCTAAAGACACGCAAGTTTATTGCTGAGACATCTGCTGACTTTTGGGAGTGGGCAACCTCAAGTGACAACGACTACATCAAGATTGACATTGCAAGTCCAGGTCAGTCAATGTACAACAAGTTTACAGAGGAGTACCCAGACTACGGTCCGTATGGAAGGTACAAGCTTTCTCACAACAGGTTCTACAGGTGGATGGACTCTCTTGGAGAGTACAAGTTCGGGGAGAAGCCTAAGATATTTAGGAACGCACATGGCAAGATGGTGCAGTTTGTTAATACTAATAATCAAAATGAATTAAACTTTTAGTTATGGAAATATGTAAATCACTTTTAAAGAGCAGGCTAGAGTTCTACGAGCTCTTGCTTAAGGTAACGTACAACCAGCACAGCGAGTACGACTCTATTGTAAACAAGATAGACGACCTTAAGATGTCAATTAACTTTTTGTCAAACATGGACAGGTCTTTGCTTAGGTACAGGCCAACGTACAGCATAACTGTCTTGATGGAAGGAAGAAGGAGGTTCTATGGGCATCACTACATTGATGTTCAGATGGAGATTGATGACTGCATATTACTCATGAAGAATGCAACTGAGAGAATATCAGATTAATATATCTAACCGAGGTTACGATATACTACAGAATAGTAAGATACTATGTCTGGCCATGGAAGTAAGGCTTGGTAAAACTTTCACATCGTTAGAGATATGTAGGAAATTTGGTGTTGGTCCTATATTGTTTCTAACTAAGAAGAAAGCCATGTCATCTATTCAGTCTGATGCTGATAAGATACTTCCTGGCCATGATATAGTTATCACTAACTACGAGAGCATACACAAGATAGATCGATCAGACTTTGACATGATAATATGTGACGAGTCGCACACCATGAGCGCATTCCCAAAGCCTAGCCTAAGAGCAAAACAAGTTAGGCAGCTGATCATCAACTGCGGATGTCCAAAGGTTATACTGCTCAGTGGTACGATAACACCAGAGTCATACTCTCAGATATACCACCAGTTTTGGGTTCACCCATACAACCCGTTCTCAGAGTACGCCAACTTCTACAGGTGGGCAGACACATACGTAGACAAGTTCCAAAGAAAGATCAATGGCCTAATGGTCAACGACTACTCAAGAGGAAAGGAGAACGAGATTATGTCTGTTGTGTCTCCATACATCATAACATACACCCAGAAGGAGGCAGGCTTCTCTACAGAGATTGACGAGGAGATACTGTATGTTGACATGCCAGATGTCATAAAGAACATAAGCAAGAAACTTGAGAGAGACCTTGTTGTTGAGGGTAAGGATGAGGTTATACTTGCAGACACTCCAGCGAAGTTGATGCAGAAGATGCACCAACTAGCAGGTGGTACAATAAAGTTTGAGAGTGGCAAGTCTATGGTCATATCAACGTTCAAGGCTGAGTTTTTAAGGTCGCAATTTGCGACCACAAGAATTGGTATATTTTACAAGTTTAAGGAGGAGCTGAACGCACTTAAGCAGGTATATGGAGATGATCTTACAACTGAGCTGGATGAGTTTGATACTGGTAAGTTTAAGGCTATTGCCTTACAGATTGTATCTGGTCGTGAGGGTATATCATTAAAAAATGCTGACTATCTAGTGTTCTATAGCATTGACTTCAGTGCTGTAAGCTACTGGCAGGCTAGGGACAGGATGACAACGATGGACAGACTTTACAACAAGGTATACTGGGTGTTCACAGAAGGAAGCATAGAGGATAAGATATACAAGGCTGTTAGATCAAAGAAGAGTTATACGTTAAATATTTTTAAAAAAGATTATGGAAGATAAAATGTTTTTTTTGTTGCCAGTTGTGGCATATAGTAAGATTAATGGTGAAGGAATGTTAATCGTTGGATGGTTTAATAAGTCACTCATTATCAGGATTGTATGAAGATGATAAACGACCCAATGATCAAGCTGTTGGTTGACACGTTTGATCTTGAGACACCAGATCAACAGGTACTTGAGATATGTGAGTACGAGTACAAGGATGGTGTTATTATAATAAAAAAAATAAAAGTATTGGATTCTGAATTAAATTTTGTTAGATTTGCGAATCTTGAGAAGGTAACAAAGTACCTTAGCAAGTATTACTGCAACTTCAATGACAGAACAACAGATACAGGCGAAGATAATAAAGAAGCTTGAGGCACAGGGTTACTATGTCATTAAACTGGTACAAACCAACAAGCCTGGAATACCAGATCTTATCGCTATTCCAAGAGACTCAAACGTTGAATTTATAGAGGTAAAGAGGCCAGGAAATAAGCCGAGCCCTTTGCAGGTATACAGAATGAAAGAACTAAAAGAACATGGAATTAAATCTTCGGTACAAGAATTCGCATGACAGGAACATGTACGTAAACGACAACAGAGTTCAGATCACAAAGATGCTAATAGAAGGTATGCATGTAAATGACATACTAAAAAAGATGGGCATACAGAACTACACGTTGAGTATGCTGTTTACAGAAAGGCCGACAAGTAAAATTTTAGGTCACAGAGACGAGACGTACTTCAGTGAGGAAGAACTACTAAATCAAAATTTCAATTTTAACTTTAATAATTTAAGCTATGACGAACAACAAATCTATCTCGAAAGAGAAAAAGCTGGCGTGCTTGGTAGGTATTTTGCCAATCATGATGGACTTCATGGAAGACGTGAAGGATGACTTTCCAAAACTTTATAAGCATCAAGTAAAAAAATCTGGAAATGATTTTGTTAACGAGGTTTATAAGATGGGAAATCAGATATATGAAAGAATGGACTATGAAAATGACAAAGAGGTAAGCGAGTTTTACAACGAAGTCATAAACATGGGTACAATTTTTCGTAATTGGATTGCAGACCTATAGATAAAATGTTATCTTTGTCTTGTTGTTATAAAAAAAGATGAGTAAACTAACTTACATTAACGTGTTGATGGCCGACATCAACGACTTGACTGACACATTATACGAGTCGTTGGTTGATAATGACATAGACGAATTAAATAAAACAATCGATATTTTAATTAAAATTTTAAAGGATGTCAAAAAAAGTCACGAATCAAACCCAGGAGATATTGGACCTATATAGGTCTGGTATAAGTAACAAAACAGAAATAACTAGACAAGTTTTTGGAGATGATAGCGAAAGAAATAGGATGACTGTACGCAGAGCTATTAGTAAATACGAAAACAATAGAGCTATTTATGATGAGTGTGATAAAGTAGGAATCCCAGTTGAGGACGTTAAGCACTACTGGCACAAGGGACAACACTTCAGCATTAATGTTAAGGGAGAGTCTCAAGACGTTGATCTTGAAGAATTTAAGTCTGAGCTAATTTCAGAGATAAAGAACTGGGCCCCATCTTACAAGAAGATTAAGAGAGAAAAGCTAAAGGATCCGCACTGCCTAGTCTTTGATCCAGCTGACGTTCACATTGGTAAGCTTGCATCATCATTTGAGACTGGTGAAGAGTACAACCAGCAGATCGCTGTTCAGAGAGTTATGGATGGGATGCATGGAATCATCAACAGAGTTTCTGGTTACAATGTAGACAGAGTAATTTTTATTGCTGGTAACGACATACTTCACATTGACAATCCAAAGAGACAGACTACATCTGGAACACCGCAGGATACAGACGGAATGTGGTACGACAACTTTGTAATGGCAAAGAGACTATTGATTGATGTGATAGAGACATTGATGACAATAGCTGACGTACATGTTGTATTCAACCCAAGTAATCACGACTTCATGTCTGGATTTATGTTATTACAGTGTGTTGAGGCGTGGTTCAGCGAGTGCGACAACGTTACATTTGATAATGACATGAAGCACAGGAAGTATACCGTTTATGGTAAAAACTTGATCGGGTCTACACACATGGATGGAGCAAAGGTTCAAGACCTTCCGCTGTTAATGGCTCACGAGGCATCTGACAGCTGGCACAAGTGTGTTCACAGGTACATATATGGTCACCACATTCACCATAAGTCATCCAAGGACTACATGTCTGTAAACGTAGAGACTCTTAGGTCTCCATCAGCTGCTGACAGCTGGCATCACAGAAATGGATACCAGCACTCACCAAAGGCAGTTGAGGCATTCATACACCACCCGTTAAATGGACAGGTGGCTAGACTGACTCATTTATTTTAAGGCTTTCTTAATTATATAGTCTGCTGATTTATTTTTAACAATCATTTTATAGTCGTCTTCATCTAGTCCATTTTCTCCAAATTTCTTAAATACTTTTAAGTATTCTTCTCCTTGTTTTGGACTTAATCCTCCCATATATTGTATGAATCCTAATTCATTTATGGCTTTATTTGATGAATTTGTTGATTTAATCATTTTAATTTCCCAATCTTGAGGCTCTCTCTTGAATTCTTTTTTAAACTGCCTGTAAGTATCATATTGATTTTCAGTTAGAGCTCTCTTTTTAATTATTGAGTATGTCTTGTTTGCAACTTGACCCATCTCTTTAACTCCAGCACCAGTTGTATACGGAACCTCTAGTCCATAAAACACAGCCTTAGCTAGTGACTTGTCTTTATCTGTTAGGTACTTGGTTGTCTTGTTGCCCATGTAGTCATCTGTAAATGTACCATTAGTTGCCATTTCAGAGTTTTCTGCTAATTTTAAATACTGATCAGCAGCAATTGAGAACATTCCATACTTACCTTCCTCGCTATTTGTAAAGTTATAAGTAAGTTGATACGTGTTATCTTTTATGTATTGCTCCTTAAATTTATTTATCTGAGATTCAGTCATTTCTTTTCCTAGCATCTCTCTTAGTTTTTTCTCATCATTTATTGCTTGCTTTATCTCACCTTCGCTTGGAGATCCGAACATAGCCAACAACTCATCTGCACCAAATATTACTGCATCATCTGCCAATGGGTTAGGTGATGTCATATCAGCAAGAAGTGACCTCAATGGATATTTTGTTGCGTTAAGCATTCTTTTTTTCCATTCTTCGTCATCGTCATCATTACCTGCCATTGACTGAGCAATTGAGTAAAGTGCCATACCAATTCCAAAGTTTATCATTTGGAACACTCCTTGCTCTGCTGTTGTACCAGCAATTGATTTTATTGCAATTGCCTTATCTTCTGGAGATATGTTATTCCAGTTTAAGAATAGTGCGTTAATGTCAGCAACAAGTCTAGCTCTTTGGTTGATACTGAACGATGCAAAAGGTAACAAAGCTTTTCTAATCAATTTTCTAGCTGAGTCTTCAGATGCAAGAAGTTCACCAGCCAGTCTTTCATCAGATACGTTTTGCTGTCTTGAAACCATTGTGTCTGCATATATAACAGCGGCATCATTCAATTCTTTGAGACCTTCTTTTTTAATTGTTTCGTTCCATGTTGACCAATTTATTTTAGATACGTCATACCCATTGCTCTTTAAGTATTGCTCATAGTAAGACTTAAACGCTGCTCTAGCAACAAATACATCTGGTCTAGATAGAAACAATTTTAGTTGCCACTGAGTCAGGTTCTTGTACGTGTCAATAGCCTTGTCAAATGTTCCGTTAAATGATTTTAATTTTTTATTGGTACTCTCAATAGCTGTTAATGACTCCTGTCCTCTGTTAGTTACAGAGGCTCCAGTTGTATTTAACCAATTATTAAATTCTTCACCAGCGTATATTTTAAAGCTTGTTCCAGTTTGTATTGCTGTGCTTATAGCAACTGATACGGTCTGTTTAACCGACTGTAAAACGCCACCTAAACCTAACGCTGTTCCTACTGATGATACAGTATTCAGTGCGTTGTCAATGTTTCTAAACACATCGCTAGGAACAGACAGTTTGTTTTTAGATCTTCTGATATACTTGTTTACTCTTTCTGTAAGTATCTTTCTATCTTCAATAGTTGGTACAATTGCTTTAAATGACTTAGACTTAAAGAATGAATCTAACCTTCTAATTGCTCCAGCAGTGTTTATATCTACCAGCGCACCTGTAAGTGAGTCAACATTATTCATATCAAAGTCAAGGCTTACGTACCTTCCTTTTGGTAGGACTTTAGGTCTAACTGATGCAATCATAACACCAGACTCGTTAGTATCTGTTATAGAATCTGTGTTGATTAAGAATGCCGAGTTTCTTTCTACTATGTTATCGTCTATACCTAATTTTGATCCTTCTGTTGTTGACTTGTATCTGTCTGGGGTATAGTTTATATCCTTTCCTAGTATTGTGTTGTATACTGATCTTGACACGTCTGATAGGTCTGAGTAGTGCTTGGACCATTCGTTTATCCACCATTGCGTTGCTTCTTTATTAAAACTCTCCATTTTACCAGCAATTGTATCAAGATCTCTAGACTTTACATCCATCTTATCTAATACCTTCTCGTATATTTTAGCCATTTCTTGCTCTTTGGACGTTCCATTTTTCAATGCCTCAACACTTTCAAGTAACAGGTCTACACGTCTATTAAACTCTGATTTTACTTCTGCATCATTTCCAATTAAGTTTCTACTTAAGAACGCAAATGCACCTCTCTCATAAACATTTTCAATCTGGAAGAAGTCTTTAGTTTTTTCGAATTCTTTAACGTATCTATCCTGTATTTCTTTTATCTGTCTTCTAGCTTTATTGGCTCCAATAATAATATCTGAAAAACCACTCTTAGCCATTACTTCTATACCTTTCTTAGCCCCAACAAACATTCTGTTAAACAGTTCGTTAAGAGATGTAAGTTCGGTTCCAAATATTTGACCAAGTTTTTTATTGAAGTACATCTTTAGTGGTCTTGCAACAATACCTTTCTTTTCTAAAGACTTGGCATTTTGTTCTCCTAGTATTGTCTCGTATGCCGCTTCAAGTCCTCCAACTGCTCCATTCTCATAGAAATTATTTAAAGAATCAACCATCTCTATCATTTGCTTTAAAGACAAATCGTCTAGATTTGATTTGATTATATTATTAATCATATTTGAATGTCTTTCGCTTATCTCAATCTGTTCTCCAGTTACTGGATTGTATCCCTTTAATGGAGATATACGAAGCAAAGTTTTAATGTATCCTAGTTTATCTTTTAGAAAATCCATAGCAGCAGCTTCTTCATCTGCCTTTATCTCTGCGTCTGCATTATCTCTAATAGTATTTATTATCTTATTGATTTCTTTAAGCGTCATATCTTTAGATATAACACCAGAGTCAACTAGATCGTTATACTCGGCAAGTCTCATATTTTTCATCATCTCTTCCTGTCTTTCAAGGGTTGGTTTGATGTATTCGTATGCCTCTCCAAAGTTCACAATCTGCTTTAACGATACTGAGTCTTTTACACGTTTTGATGATTTTACTGCCCCTCTAATTTGAGCGGCCATCTCAAGATACGTGTCTATGTCATCCACCATTGACGGATCGATCTGAACAAACTCTCTGGCAACAGCGACAGTCTCTGTCATGTTTCCAGACTTCATCATTCTTCTGATCGCTCTTCTTTCTGCAAATGCATTGTTTACCTTTCCAGCGTACTCTGCATTGCTCATCACCTTGTTCACGTAGTCAACTACTCTATCAACCATTTCCTGGTTAAACAGATTAACGCTTGCTATTCTTCTATTTATAGCGTTCAATTGTTTCTCTGTTATCTTTCCTTTGTAGCTCTTTACAACCTGCTTTATAGACTCTCCAAGGGCCTTACGTCTATCGTTGATATCTTTAGCTGTCTCTCTTGATGATCGTGCCTGTAACTTAACTTGGTCGCGAATTGCCGCAGCAAGGTCAGACACAAAGGCAGTCTGCTTGGTCTTGCCCATTACCTTGGCAACAGATGTAGCCTTCTTTATTTTCTCTCCAAAGAATTCTTTGATCTCTCTTACTGCCTCCTCTCTTTGAGTGTCGTCAGAGTCTCTATACCAGTCTGACTTTTCAAGATTATTTACGGCATTTGCTATGGCTCTTTTTGAATCTTTAAATCTTTTGAATGACTTTTCGTGTATGTCCTTGGCATCTTGAATGGCATCTTCTTTTGACTGTTTTTGAGCTTTTATTTTATTTTCAAAAAATATTATTTGGTCTTCTCTAGCAACATCTTCTGTTTCTTGCAATGTAGTTTGTCTCCTTTCTTCTGGAGTCATTTTCATTCTATTCTCTACATTTCTTGCTTCAGTTTCTCCAGCAAATTTTTTATATAAATCAATAGCTGATGCATTAACTGTTTTACCATATTTTTTTATTGAATATTTATCTAGTAATGCCTGTATTTTTGACATACCAGATTTTAATTTTATTTTGTTTGATGTATCTATTCCAGAAAGAATAGAATATAGTTTATTGTAAATTACAGCATCTTTACCACTTTCTATTTCACTTATTAATTTTTCACCTAATGAATCAGTTATTTTCGAAATACTAGTTCCTACAGCAAAACCTTCTATTTCTTGTATAGAATGTTGAATTTCATGCAAAAGAGAGGCAGCTAAATCATTTAGATTAGGATCATATGATATTGATATTGTTTTTGTTGAAGAATTATATGAAGCATTTCCTACCTTAATTGCTGGATCAAAAATTATTTTTACATCTTTAATTTCTGGATATAACTTTATTAATTCATTTGATATAACATTATTTATATTTATCTCATTGATATTATTTTGATCTATTTTTTTAAATTCATTTAAAAGACGACTCTTTACAAATAATATATTATCATCTATCTCATATCTCCATTTTTTATCAGCACCTCTTTCCCATCCAGTAGTAAATCTTATTTCTTTATCAGATTTTCCATTATCTTCCATTTCTCTGGCTATCTGTAAATTATCTCTTACATCTTGAGATAGTCTAGCATTTTTACCTACTATTTGTGCTTTTATTTTGGATGGTCTTCCTTCCTCAAATGCAAAATCTGGAAGTAGTCCAACTTTTTGATCGGCAAATTTCATCTCTTCGTATACCTCTCCGACCATTTTGTCTGCCTCTTCTACCTTACCTTGTTTACGAAGCTCTCTTGCCTTATCTCTTTTCTTAAATACAGCGTCATTAACTCCGCTAAAATTAACCCAGCTATTCTGCCCTCTTGTCTCAGATGTCATGGCTTTTCTAGCTTCTGGTGAATACATTTCTGAGTGAACTCTCCATGCATTTTCCTCTCCTATTGGACCAAAGCTATTGCCTAATTTTGCATGACCAAAAAAGTCATGTACAAATCTGAACACATCATTAACCAATAAAGTTTCTCCGTTGATATCTTTTCTACCAGAGTCTCTTAACAATGGATTTTCTTTTCTCTGTTCTTCAGTTATTGGCTCATCACCAAAACCAGACTCAGTAGAGAATATTTTCATTCTCTTATTGTCTCTAAGATCATTTATCATGTCCTCAGAAGAAGAGTATGGTTCGTTATTATTTATCTCAACATTATATCCTTTTTCTAGTATCTGGTCATACTGATCTAACGTCTCCTTCGCCATAGCCTCGTATGCTTTTTTGACTTGTGGATCGTTAGGATCGTTTTTCATTTTGTCATACGCATCGGATATTCTTTTTGAAATATTTTCATCTAGCTTGGTTATCTTTTCTACAGGAACATATTCCATTCCTACAGACTTCATATATGACTTTGCTATTGTCTCGGCATCTTTTAACGGCTCGTTAAATAGTTTATTTCCAGCAACAGGTTCTGTTTTTTGAGCTTTGATTTGATTAATTTTTGTTTTTTGTTTAGATATTTTTGCAATACCAATGCCACTTTGAGCTAGTCCAAGTTTACCAAATGTAACTTCAGATCCATCAATCATTTCAAATACGCCATCTTTAACGGCATTACCCCTGTCGGATAATAATTTTAATTTTGGTTTAGATTTTGACTTTAAAACCCAAGGATAACTATCATGACCTTTTCTTTCTTCATATGTAACTGGTTCAGTAACTTCTATTACAGCATATACATGACTAGGTGGTAAATCTTGAAGTAATCTTTCAGTTAGTATATAACCTATTGAATCTCTAATACCATCTTTACTAAAAGATATTTTTCTTTTGCTACCTAATTCTTTTCGTATATTATCAATATTTTCTTTTTCTGATACACTTTTTGAAGTTTTAGATAAATCATTTATAACTTCATCAAAGAAATCTCCTCTTTTTTGGAATGTTGAATTTTTAACATCCATGAATTTTTCTTTAATGTCTTTATGTATTGCAGCTGATGAATCTTTACCAGAAAAATCAATATTAAATTTTTTACCAGCACGAATTAGTGATGATCTAAATTCAGATCTATTTATTAATCCTTTATCAACTAGCAATTCTATTATTGACATTGCAGCCTTAACTCCTTCTGTAGATGATATCATTTTAGACTCAGACCCTCTAACTAATACTAATCTACCAATACCATCAGTAGATTCTTTTAATGATTTATTTATTAAATTAGTTAAATTTTTAGCTGAAGTTTCAGATCCAGATGCCCAAACATTTCCAGTAATTAAAGTATAAAAAACTCCTCCTAGACCTTTAAATATATTTTTGCCTTTATAATTTAAATCTCCAACAAACATGTTGTCTGGTTGATGTATAGCTACAGTTTCACCAGCTATTTTATTTATATCATAATTGTTTTCTACACTCCCATTTTCTACTAATTTTTTGTAATCATTAGCATCTTCAAAATATGATACATCAAAATTACCTATCCTTTCAGCCTTAATAGATAATTCATTTGTATCAACTTTAATAGCATCACCAACCTCAATCTGCTCACCTCTTCCAAGCTTACCAGACATTGAGTTCATAAAGTCAACGGCATCTTGTGCAGTTGATGCAGCAGAAAAGACAACAGGAAGACCTAGCTTCTTGGCAATCTTATTGACTAGTGTTTTAAACTGCTGGAACTTTGTAGTAGATAGTTCTCTCTGAGCCTCAGCCATGATGGCTCCAAGCTCAGTAGTATACTCCTCAGCTCTTTCTCCCTGCTCATAGTTAGATACAAAGTTATCAAGTCTTTTCTTAAGTGCTTTGTCAGATATAACTGACTTAAGACCTTTTGCCATTTCTAACAATGCGCCAGACTCAAGTCCTTTCTTTGCCAACAGGTCGTGGAACGCCTCGTGAAATACTGTAGACACACCAGCCTTTTCTAAGTTTATATGTATGTCACCATTAACATATGAACCTCTGTTATCTTGAACACCTTGAGATATAGCCTGGTCATTTGTTATATTGGCAGACTTAGCAACACCAGCAACAAATGCATCAGTGTTGTCGTGCAATATAATTCTTGAATTAGGAATAGCAGACAATACTTTCTGAACGGCAGTAAATACTTTCTTTCTTTTTGTATCTGTCTCCTTATTAATTCTCTCACTAACAGTCTGACTGGTCTCTGGAGTTATTGTAACTTCTTCAATTTGAGTAACGGGTTGTTGCGCAAATACATCTGGAACTCTTCCTTCCTTAAATGCTTTAGATATCTCTCTAAACTGCTCATTGTTAAACTGTACTGGATTAAGTCCAGTACCTCCAGTCTTAACGTTCTCGAATGTACTTAAGTCAAACAATGACTCTTGGTCTGCATTCTTACCAAACTCAATTGCTTGTTCTCTAGCAGATTCTGGAGCCAGTATATTTAAGTCAATAGATACCTGGTTGCTGTTTGGGAATTTATAAATTCCAACCTTTACAGTCTCGTTGTCTCCAATCTTATCTTTGTGCTCTTCGACAAAGTCAGATATCATTTCTGGAGTTAATTCTTCAGCAGTAGTGTTCTTACTTACTACTGGAACAATGAGTCCTTTACCTTCGTACTTTGTTCCGTCTAGGTTGAACGTTGCACCATCCTCAGCATCATTTGATAATGACTTAACTCTATCAACCTCTGTCTTTGAGTTTGATTGAATTACAGGCTTATCTATTACTACTTCTTCTTGGACGGCTTTTGTTTTACCTTCTCTGGTAACTTCTTCCCCTTGGACGACTTGTTCCATTCCTCCACGTTCACCCCCTGTTTCTGCAACTCCTTCTTGTTCGCGTTGAAGAACGCCCTCTGTGCTTGGCTCTTGTACGGCATTTTGTTTTGATAATTCTTGCAGACTATTATTAATCTCGGTTACCCTGTCTGACTGAGGTTTAACCAAGTTAGGGTCCTTCCCTTCTATCTCTTTATTAAGTCTATCTCTCTCTAGTATTAAGTCTAGTGCTTTGGCTTGATTATCAACAGACATGTCGTCAGGAATTGATTTTATCTTACCCTGCATTTCTTTAAATGCATTTAACTGTTTTTCAGCCTCTTCTTTTTTAATATTACCATTGAGTATGTCTGACTTTAATTTTGATACTAAAGCCTTGTCTATACCCATAGTCTTTGCCGCATCAATTAAAAGATTTAATTGTTTTTTATCTTTAAACGCAGCAGATCCATCTTTTAATACATTTCCAGATTGTTGCACTGTCTCCACAATTCCACCACCCAAGAATCCCATGTAAGACTCGTATGCTACGTCACCTAACACCTCATAAGCAGATTTATTATTAAAGTAGTCCGAACCCTTCATTACATCGTAAACCTCTTGTATTCCCATTTGAGCAAGTCTCTGCGTTCCTTCTACACCACCTTCAAGTAAAGAAGACCCAGCAGCAGTAATACCATACTTAGCAATCATCATTTTAGTGCTCTTTATTACTTGAGCCTCTACCATTTCCTTGCTTGCATTCTTAGGTATCTGACTAAATGCATTTTTAAGTATTGCGTTAGATAGTGCTGACTTTAGTGGAGATTTACCTACAAGATAACTCAAACCAAAGTTTTCAAGTGCTCCACCAATTAATCCGTATGCACCAGACATCAGCACCTTGTCTCCTTCTGATACTCCAGATATGTCAAGTTGATCTAGCTCATCCTTCATCTCGTAGTATGACATTGCATATAGTGATGCGTATGCTCCGTATGTACCTCCTATAGATCCAACTGCCATAGCAGATAGTGATCTTGACATCTGAAATGCAGCCTTAGTAATATCCCACCTATCATCTGAGTTTACATAACTTTCAGTTGTTCCTACACCTACAATTTCTTCAATCCACTTATCTTTAGTCTCTTTGTCTGCCATAGCTACCATTCTAGGTATTGACAGTATACCATCTACAGCACTATATGCAATACCACCTACAAATGACCCCTTGTTCTTTTGAATTAATAGATTTGCTGCAATTGATTTGTTTACAAGATCTTGAGATAGAGATACGTTCTTTAAATTATTTTGAAATGAATTTGACTCATCACTAATTAATTTTAATTTATCTTTTATATCAGTAATAGATTGATTATACTCATCTTCATTTATAAGTCCATTCTTATATTTTGATTCTAATATTGATATATCTGTATCTACTTGTTTTTTTTGTTTAATTAATATGTTACCCTGAGCTAAAACATCATCAGCGTATTTATTAATTATTGATATCTCTTCTTCTTTTGGTTTAAGTACAGAAAACGCAGCGTTTTTTTCTTTTTCACTTTTGTCTTTTGTTCTTAAGTAAGCGTCTTTGTATTGGCTACTTAAGTCAATTAAGAACTCCTCTCTTGCCGCTTCTGTTTTTTCTTCAAGACCTAATTCTTTTGGTTTACCAGTTTCAAGAACTGTCTGTAAACCAGAAAATCCAAACGTACCATAATACTTTTTATTTTGAGCGTCAAGCTTTCTTTGTAGCATTATTGCCTTGTATCGGCTCTCGTCTATGTCACCTGCATTTTCTCTTAAGAAACTTCTTAGTCTTAATGCCTCGCTTTCGTCTGATTCATTTGACCCTAGAGATATAGTTATTTCATTTGACTTACTTTTAACTCTTATGTTGTCAGTACCTATACCAAACTGTTCAAACTCATACTCTGGAAACAATCTTTCAAGAACTTCTTGTGCATTTTCTTCTGTTCCTAGAATTAATTTTCTGTCTACCTTATTTATTCTGTACCTTAAGTCTAGTGTTTCTTTATTTTTGTTTTTTATCTCAACAGCCTTTTTGTCATCAAATATTTCAGCTTTTTGTTTAAAGTAATTATTTAATGCAGTAACAGACTCTGGAGTAGATATAACTAAGAAATCATCTGATCCTGGTCTCTTTACTTCCCATAGATTGTCTTCGTTTATTATATATTCTGTACCTTCTTTTCCAGGATAACCAGTAAATACTTTTTGGTCTTTGCTTGTTGATGCGTCCTCCTTGTATGACTCGTTTAATTTAGATACTCTAGCAGGATCTGTAATGTCTTCATACTTAACGAAGTATGACGGTCCCGTTGGAATACCAGTCTTTGGATCAATTTTTTGTTGAACCTTTACCTCTTTTTGTTCTTGCCAAGTTTTTATTCCATCATTATCTACTATTCTAATGTCCTTTGGCTTCTCTTCTTTTTTTGGTTTTACTAGTAGATTTTCTTTTCTTTCGAATATATCTGTATATTGCTCTACTGGTTGAATTACATCGAAGTCTTGTATGTTCGTAAACTTCTGTATTTCCTCCCTTTTTTTTGGTACAGCGACAGCATCGCTCTCTAGCTTCTTGATTCTTTCCGCTACGTTTCCATCTTTTAATTGAATATAGCTAGAACCACCAACTTTTTTAAACCACTGACCGTTCTCTTTTTTATATAACGCATCAACACCTGGATACGTATATAATCCATCAGGAAGACCTTCTGGTGGATTGGTTGTGTTATCTATTAATCTATCAAAAGATGATTGTGAATTTAGTTCTTCCATTTTTTATTTTAAAGATTCAATAGCGTCATTCCATTTTTCTATATTTGATGTACTATTGTACCCAAATGCTGGTCCAAAAGCAGATGCGTCCCAACTTATTTTAGGTACAGTGATTTCCCATCCTGGACTTGGTTTACCAAATTTATCTTTACGATTTGGCTTATATTCTTCTATAGCAAATTCATTTCCAGTCCATTTAACTCTTTTATCAGTACCTCCAATTATTTTATTTAAATTTTTTACAGCTACGTTTGGATCTTCAGTAGACAATGCGCTCTTTACTCTTTGAGCAAGATTTAATGTGTTTTTATCTACAGACATACTACTTCTTCCGCTTCCAGAGCTTCTTCTTGGAGCTCTAGGCTCATCCTCAGTTTGGCTCTTAGGAAATTGAGCTACAATTAGATCTTTTAATATTTCCTCTGCTTCTTGTTGTTGTTCTGGAGTAATAATAGGTTGGTACTTATTACTATTGTCAAGAGTAACTTGAATCAATTTTGCAGACATGTTTTCTGTAAATGTTTTTATTTGATCTTCGTCCAATGGTTTTTTACCTTGAAGCTGTCTAGACTTATTTTCATTTTGAATTTCAGACATTATAATTTGATTTCTTTGTTCTTCAGTCTCATAAAAATCAAAGTCACCATATCTAGCTAATGCCTGAGCAGTCATCCTTGGCGTTCCAGTTAATGATGTAATTAGAGATGCTACAGAATTTGCTACTGAAGCATTCTTCATTGGATCCTTTATAGTTACAGTCCCATCTTCCATTGTATATGCTTGCTTCATACCTCTAGTGGCAGTGACAATTTCTTTCTCAAAATCAAATCGTTGATCCATAATGTTTGATGGATCAGCTATAGACATACTATTTATCACTTGGCTAGGTGTACCAGTAATAGGGTCAATCTTTACCATGTATCCCTCTCCAGTGTTTGGATTAAACTGATACATTGAGTTTCTTAAATCAGCTAAATTAGCATGTTGCTGTGATAAGAAAAATTCAAACTCTGATCCAGCAGGAGCTGATCCATCCTCACCTGGTTGTTGTCTCTTTAATATCTCCTGGTTTGTAGCATCAAAGTTTTTCATATTATTACCCATTGACGACCAGTATGTATTTACATTGTTTATTATGGCCTTGTACTCCTTTGGGGTTATCTGTCCAGACTTTAATCTATCGTTTGCTGACTTTATTGTAGACCTACCATTCTCTGCACCAGCTAATATATAATCATTTAAACTCTGAGTTTTAAGCATGTCAGAGTTATTTATTATATTAAGAGAGTCTGTCATTACTTGGTCTAGAGCTTGCTTTTCTTTTTCTCTTGACTCACCTATGTCTCCTATTGTTTTATATAGACCACCAATAGCCTTTCCCCAGTCAACAGCTTCAACTGGTATGTATGTTCCAAAATTATTTCTACTTGTTGCCATATACTATTGATTAAATAACATTTGTCTTTGTTCTGGAGTAAGACCTTTCATAAATTGTTTAAACTTTTGATTTGACATATTGCCTATTGACTCAAAGTCAAGATCTGTTGTATCACCAACATTAACTCCACCTTTTTGACCAACATTGCCAAACTTAGCAAATTGTTCTGGAGTCCACTGAGTATTTGCCAATTCATTTTGACCTAAATTTTTATTTCCATATAATGGAACTAGTTTACTAGCAGATGTTAACGCACTTCCTGCAAATCCAACAGCACTTTCAATTGCAGCATTTCTATTAGCTTCTGCTTGAGCTCTCCTCATTTCAGCATCTTGTTTTTCACCAAAACCTATCTCAAAATCTCTTTGCTGCTTTCTTGAATTGATTCCTTGTTGAGCTTGAGCCTGCATGGCATCTCTTTCAAATTTCAACTCATCAAGTCTAGCTGCATTCTGCAAGTCTGTTTGTCCACCAGCCATTGCTAATTGTCCAACTCCACCTATCACACCCTCTGCACCTGCTCCTTGCAACATGTTTACTGCTTGAGACTCTCTTTGTGCTTGAGATTGTTGTGCTAGTTGAGTTCCAAGTGTTGGAACCTGTAACTGCTTAAATGCGTTTTGCTCATTGATTGCCTTAAGATCTTGGCTTGCCTTTAAAGATGCTGCCTCAGCTTTCTTCATAGCTTTACCTTGTCCGATAGCTTGAGCTGCGCTAACACCCAAACCACCTAAAGCTACTATTGTTCCTGTTACTGCTGCCATATTATAAAATCTTTATCATTTCTGTTGTGTTTGTAGATCCCTTTTGAAATCCACAGTTTTCGTACATCCCTATAAGTGATGGACTCTTTAGTGTAGAGAATGCATAAAGTAAACCTTTTTGTTTACAAACTTCTAAAAGTGAGTTTATTAAGAACTCTATGGCTTCCTTTCTGTCTTTCTCTCTGTAATGGAAGTTCGATACTATGAACTCAATCCAAGCAACCTTTGAGTTTGTCATGTACACAAAACCAGCGCATACATCTACTCCATTACTTGATACCATAAGTCCTCCTGTGCCACTCTCTGGCAAGAAGTCTTTCGATATGACTGGCCATCTCCAATCCTTCCACCAGTCGCATAACTTATGATAATCGTCTTCAACTAGGTATCGGACTTCCATATCACAAATTTACATAAAACTTTTGAATACTGTGGAGCCTATCTCGAATAATTCAACTGGAGCGCCACTATTATACGTAAGTGTTGTGTCCATGTAGTAACCCCTAGCTCCATAAGACTCAGCCGTTGAGTTTTTAACAGCTAGTATGGTATCGCCAACGTTTGGAACTGCTCCACCAGTAACAAATACCTTTGGATTTGGAGATGAGTTGTCAACGCTAGATACAGTACCAACAAATGTTAATGCGCCACCACTATTATAAACATATAGTTGATCTGGAAAAGCTATGTCTGTTATCTTAAGTGATTGACTTGGATAGCTATTGAACTCTATGTATCCAGCACCTGTGCTCAATACTGAACCTACTCCAAGTACTCTAGTAGACAATGAATCGTCAAGTTGACCTATGTTTATTAATGAAGCTCCAGATAAGTTAGTGTTTCTTCTTACATGACCAAAGTAGCTACCTTCTTTTAACTCAAACCAAGTATCGTCAATATTTCCAGATATAAGATCAGTAAATACGTATACATTCCATGGAGACGTGCTCTCTAGTGATACCGTTTTAAATAGTTTAACATCTAACGGAGCGTCATTGAACGTTGTTCTGACAGAACAAAATGGTAAATTTCCAAATGGTGTGTTTGGATAGTATACAGTTCTTGTAGCAGTTTCATCGTTATGAAGGTATAGATTACCATTCTTGAACGTATAAAAATTGTTTGATGCGTATATCATATAGTCTGGCTTATACGTCCAGAATGATGTCCATCCTTGAACGTCATCAGAATATGATATAGTAAGAGGTGCTAACATAATACAAATTTAATGAAATTAAACCAAACAGCTATCTATTGATTTTAATAGCTTATAGTAGTTGTATGAACACTTATGTTCTGACACTATTTCATTTGAATTAAATGGGTATTTGTCCATATATTTTGCCTTGTGAAACATGCGGTCCTTGTCTGACATTACTCCAGCGTTATGAAAGAAATATACATCGTCCCATCTTTTAATGTTGCAAGTAGCCCAACAGAAGTCAAAATCTTTTGGAACAACAACATCAATTCCTAACTTCCAAGCTGTCCAAAGTTCGGCCCACATGCTTGCCGTCCATGCCTGTATTCCATGATTGCTACCGTCATTTCTTACGTGCTGTAGCTGCATCATGACGTCATACAGCTCGAATGAGTGCTTCTCTACCATCTCCCAGTACTCATGAGTTAGGTTCTTCATCAACTTTTGAGCTCCACCGCTATTATCTTGGTTTGACTTGACAAGCTCTTTAGATATTCCAACAACGTCACACATAGCCTCTAAGACCTCTTCTCCCTTGCTGACTATGTAGTCATGACCTATGTATGAGATAGTGTCTGAGAAGTACCACTTGTCGTCATTTAAGTACGGTGTAAAGTCTAGATATCTAGTGAATATAAAGTCAGCATCAATAAAGAAGTACGGTGTATTGTCTGGATGTTCTTTAAAGTGCTTCTTTAGTATGTGTGCCTGTATTGCAGGAAGATACTTACAGTCACCAAGGGTATCCTCATAAAAGAAAAAGTTAACACTTGAATGCGTTTCTTTTAGTTTTAACCACGACTCTGGTATATCATCTTGATATCCTGCAATAACATATATCTGTTCTGGATCATATCCAGTCAACATGAGGTTCACAATTTGCACCTCAATTTGCCAAGCGTAATAATCTATCGCTGGTTGAGCTGATAGAAATTTAATTTTATTCATTAACAATTTTTAGTATTTCCAGTCCATTCTATACCATCCCACTCGTATGCAATTCCACTTGTAGACAACTTATAGTAGTTTGCAGGAGCTAGATCAGACATAAATATGCTATCGTAAATATTATTTCCAGGTACACCAATTGGGCCATCTATATAAAACGTAACAATTGGAGATGAACACACCTCTGTAATTGAGCCGAAGTTTAATAGAACAGCGTATGTTGGTTTTACCGTAGTTGTTGTTGTAGTAGTTGTAGTTGTTGTTGTAGTAGTTGTAGTTGTTGTAGTTGTTGTTGTAGTACCAACGCAACTTGAACAATTATCAAACAAAAACAATATGTTAGCATCTGGAGTTCCTGGAGTTGCTGATGCTAATATCTCGTAGCAAATACCATCGTCACACTTGACAATTGTTCCAGGATCAAACTCAACTAAGTTTTGATCTGCAATTAAATAAGTCATACCAGGATCACTGCATATCTCTGCTTCGTAGTAGTAAGTAGGTATTGTCGTAGTGGTTGTAGTAGTTGTTACAATACTACAAGGGTTAACATGAAGAACCTGCCCAGTATTTGCTACTTGTATTGCATAGTTATATAGACTATCAGTGGCATAATACCAGTAAAACTCGCCATTGAACGGAGTTGTGCAAAGAGCATCTGAGTATACTATGTCACCTATGAGTGGCATTGAATAGTATCCAAAGAAGTATAGCATAGATCCAGCAGATCCATAAACACATGCCAGATAATCGCTACTGTATTGTACAGAGAGATCTGCATTAAAAGAAACTATAGGAGCTAACGTAGTAGTTGTAGTGCTAGTTGTAGTTGTTGTAGTACCCGTACATGTTGCACAGTCAGCATAAAAAACTACAGGATTTTCCATATAAAAGTATGGGAATCCACCAGCAGATGTTGAGTCTATAGTCCAGCAGTTTCCGTCTTGAGTTTTTACTACGTCACCAATTGATACTGGAGCTCCTGTTATGTCTAGCAATGTAACGGTAGTAGTGTTATCAATGCAAGATATTGCGTTGTAGTATGTACCAATTACTGGTATTGTGGTTGTGCTTGTTGTACTTGTCGTTGTAGTGCTTCCTGCACAAACTGAATAGTCTACCACATATCCGTTGTTATCTATCTTTATAACATAGTCAGACTTATCTATAAAATACCAGAAATCACCTCCATTAAAGTACTCCTCTGCGTTTTGATCTTTATATATTCTGTTTCTCAGTGTAGGCACATTATTTTTTCCGTCTGAATACATTATAGAAAAAGTTGGAGTTATGCTACAACAATCAGCCGATGTCTCTTTATACTGCTCTATATCTACTGAGAATGGTATAAGTCCACTTTCAGATACAAATACATTAATGGTATACGGGTCACTTGTACCAAAACAATTAGTAGCGGTTATATCAAATGAAAAATCTCTGAGCTCTAGTGCTGAACCAGATAAAACACCATTTAAATCTATTGATAATCCTGGAGCAATAGATATATTATTGCACTGACCAAGTAAATTGAATGAACCGTCACCATTCACAATAACTGGAACAGTTGATGAACATATATTTAAATTTTGATTAGATCCTATAGTTACATATCTACTGTTTCCACTGCAATCTGTATAGCTTAATAAACTAGATTTTTGTCCACCATTAAGAATATAGCTGTAACAAGACCCAAGTAAATTAAACGAAGTTGGATTACCTAAAGCAGATATTGGTATACTTATGTCCTCATTTACAGTTATATATATATCTCCCTGCGTTATTACTGGGACAGCACTTTCTGGACAATTACACGTATCAATTAAGCTAACAAATCCATTTTCATTTACCAAAACATATGACTTATCTATAGGACTAGGAACCATACACATCAATATATCAATCATGTGATACGCATCGTTTCCATTATAAGTTGTAGATCCGTATGGATCATTATATATAGTGTCTCCATATTGTGGTGTCAAGTTAAAACCATCGTGATAATATAAAATATCTGGACATTGAGAACAAACATTTGTAAGATCACCATCTGTGATGTCAATATAAAAAGGTGTTAAATATGGGTCAACCTTATTTATAATCCAAGTAGATGTTGACAATGGTGAAGATACAATTATTTCAGCTGTATCAATAGTTGAGTCTAGCTTTTTAAATCTTAGGCTACCATTACCATTATTTACTAGTCCGTCATATGGAGATACAAGTTTTATATCATCTGGATTTACACCTGCCGTTATTAAATCAATATAATTTGTAAGTGAGTTAAGACCAACATATCCAGAGTCTGCTACAATAGATCCATTCAATTTTATTTGAAATCTCGTAGGAGTATCAATGGCATTATAATTAATGCCAGCGACACCAATACCAGCTCCAATAGTCCAGTTAATAATTCTTTCATCTGTAGCTCCAATATAAGATATGTTAGTAGATCCGTCAATAGTGTCTTGATAATCCCAAAATAAGTATAAATAAGGAAAATCATTTGGGTTATTAAATACAAATATACCAGTAAACTCTCCAGAAGAATAAGTTACTGGAATCTCAATAGAGTCTGCCTTTATTACATCCTTGTCATTTGGACCATATAAGACATCTGATACATAATAGTAAAGCTTATTGTTTAATGTAGGTGCTAACTCTTGATATGAACCAGTATTATCTCCTGCCTTAACAGTTACAGTGGAACCATTATAAGGCATATAATCTACACCACCAACGCCAGTTAATTGATCAAATATAGCAATGTTATTATTACTTATAACAACATTATCTATATCATAGACATTACTACCAGTATACTCAAAAGATTGTTTTGTCATCATAATTTATCCGTTTACAATTGGTATTACAAGTGTAGGTGAATTTAAAACACCTTGTGTTAAAATAAAATCTTTAAATAAAGTGCTTCCACAATAAGTAACTCTAAATATAACGCTTCTAGGTGCTCCAGAAATATTAACAGAATAAGAAGCATAAACAAATTGTGAATAGGAACCACTAAATGTTTGACAGTTAACCCAGTTAGTTCCAAATCCATTGTCAACTATAGATATTGTCCATGATGGAGACAATGTGTCTACTGAAAACATAAATACTGGACCATTAGATGGACTAGATGAAACGCTTCTTATTGTTGGACTTATATTTAATTGACAGCTTTGTTTTTGTCTTTCTGATATACTAATCACATACGTTCCGTTATATGGGTCAAAACCACCAAATTTAAAACTATTAACATTGTTTGGATCTTTCATTGTATCAATCCAAAACGATCCCATTCCTTGTGTAGATATAGGGATAACCTCATTTCCTATGAGTTTTAATACGGATCCTCTTTTTTCATCTGCAAAGTAACACACATCGCCCCATGTAACAAAACTTTCTGGGTTGTCGCTAATACCGAATTCACCTGGATATGCTATCTGATTACCTAAAACTTCTGGTATTGATGCTACTTGGCTTCCACCTACCGCATCATACAACAAGTTCTTACCATAAAGAACTGATGTAATCTTATCTTGATGTAAAACAAGAAGATCAGTGTCCCTAGCTTTTAGTTTTTGAACACTTCCATATCTCTTGTCTAAATTCTTAAAATTAGCTAAAGACAGATTGAACTCGTTTAATCTATTTAATGATGTAGAAGCTTGAAAAACACCACTATATGTCAATGATGCAAACTTATATTCCTCCTCATAATCCTCTATAACTGTTGTAACTCTTGGGCTATATTGCATTGTTGGAGCATTAAACGCATCCTTTATTCTGTATGTTTCTAATCCAGTATTATAAGTAAACGAGTTATAGTCACTATTTGGATAGTTTGGATAGTTAATTTGTATCTTGGCTCCATTTGTAACTGATGTTTGGTCTTGTTCATATGTCGTATAAGATACAGAACCAGGGAAAGATGGAGAAGTAGACATAGATGGAGTAACATCTATAGAATATCTATTTGATATATTAACTATTGTGTGTGCTGTAGCAGGTAATACACCATTTGTATTTATGTACACAGTATCTCCAACACTAAAATAATGTGGCCATTCTTTAGTTGATTGAGTTAATCTTGTGCTACTAAATGGACCATTTGATCTACCAGTAAAAAACCATCTTGATATATGTTTACCATTTTTAATTGGATAAGTTCTTGATAGTTCATGAAATATTTCAGTTTCAGTGTCTAATGGAACAGTTTCTAGTATAGGTGCTTTGCTAGGTACAATTTGATCTATTTTTAAAGTTACTGAAATAGTGTTTTGACCATTATTCCCCATTCCAAATCCTTTCAAAAACATTTTTGTATTTACACCATTATATGAATTAAATACCCAATTTGTATAAGGATATCCATTTGGACTATAATACTGAACGCTACTGTAACTTGATGGAACAGATCCTAGTTGAGTTGATCCAGGTGTATTTCTAAACCAAACCCCTTTAGATTTAACATCTACTCCAGAAGAATTTTTTTGAATAAATAAATCAAATGCACCAGACTCAACAAACCATTCCTCTATATTACTATATGTTTGCTGAGATGTAAATAATTGAGTAGATGTATATACATTTGAGTTATTAATGTCTTGATTTATTGTTATTGATATATTTGCTCCAGCATATATAGGTCCATTATAATTTCCATTGACAATAGCAAATCCACCATTATCATCATATCCATTAACTAGTAATCCATTACTATTTGCTATGCCAGAAAAATAATTATCTCCATTTTCAGATCTACAACTTATTTTAAATCTATCACCTACAGTTAATTGATTTGATGTCCACTTTATAGCAAATGCAATGTTTGATGCTCCTCCAGGAGCATTACCAGTCACACCAGACGGAAACTTTATTAAGTTAACTGATCCAACATTTATAGGCAAATTACTTTCAATCCAGTTACTAACACCATATAAATCAGTAGTATATCTAAACCTATTTCCAGACTGTATCTCTATTGTATACCTATAATCTCTTCCATTAGAATTTGCCCAATATCTGGAATTATAATTCTGTATTGTTGCTGAACCAACATTAAATAATCCAACCCACGATGTAGCTATAGCATTAGAATTTGAAGATAATGAACCATAAAAAAATGGTTTAGATATATATGAGTTTACTGGATTAAGATATGCCGAACTTGGTGGTATTGATTGTCCATTTACTAAAACAGGTCTAGTAACAGAAAAATCCTGACCATGCGCTATTTGAAATGAATTACTACCTTGATTTGTAGTTACAATATTTTGAGTTTGATTCTGAGGTAAATAAGACAAATCATTCGATTCTATTTTTATTTTAAAGTATAATCCAGCAGGAGCATTAGGTACAAATGATTGATTTTTAACTTCAAGTTCTAATATTTTAAATTGTTTATTAGAATAAGTAGGCCCATTTCCACCTCTTTTTATTATTATATAATCACCAACTGAGAATTTATCTCTGTCTGTTTCATTTATTAAGAAATAAACAAATAAACCTTGATTAAAATAAAGTCTTGGAAATATATTATAGTACTCTTTTCTGTTCTGTTTTAATACAAGTCTATAGTTTGTAGCCCATGATGGCGGTTCATGCTTAATCTCAACCTGTAAGCTGTTTGCTTTATCAGATTCTGATGGTGGAATATAAACAGAGTTGCTTAATTGATTACCAGCATTGCTTAATGCAGGTGTTAATACTGTAGTCATTCTTCCGTACTTATCGGTATAAACTATTCCTACCTCATAGTCTCTATCACTTCTGAATGATCTTTTAGGCTTATCATCTGTAATTGTTTGAGATGTATATTTAACCTCAAAGTTAATGTTTATGTCAACCTCGTTTGCATTTGTTATATTTCTAAACTGAAGGTAGTTTCCGTATATCAATCTGTTGCCAATAATATCTTGTCCTAATGCCTTTAGCGGAACATTATCAAACAATCTAGTTACCTGTTCGTTTGATAGTGTGGTGTATATCTTGTTATTTCTAAATGTAAATGAGTATGAAGTATTGTCTTGAATAGACAACTTGTCTTTATCAAAGCTTTCAATTACCATCACATTTAAGCTTCTAGTATCTCTAACTAGAAGTTGTATCTCTTTTACAAATTCATTTCCAGTTTCAAAGTGAATATCTATTAAGTTTTTTCTATTCACCATGCCAAGGTTGTCTCCAGTTTCATAGTCTATAGCAAAAGCCCCAGCTTCAAATCCAACTGCTGAGAATGGCGACATTGAGCTATACTCATTGTCTACGTACTTGTATCTATAGCTGAAGTATACAAACTTTTCTTTCAAGTTTGTAGAGTCTGGGCTATTGCTTTGAGTCATTGATATGTATGGAGCGTTTAATGGAGGAGCCATTATAACGCTAATATCATCAGCAATTGACGGATCATCAGCAGTATATCCCTTGCATCTATTAATATTTATTCTTCTTGGAGCATTATAGTTATCTGTCCAAAATAAGTAATTGTTTCCGTCTTGTCCCTCTAAATAATTTATACCAGTAACAATATAATTAGAGTTGAAGTTAAGAGGACTTCCTGGACTTGGCTTAGAGCATTGTAATACTCTTGTTGTTTGACCACTTTGAATGTTGTATTCAAAGATACCATCAAATTGATCAGTTGTTACAAGCCAATATATTAATCCTTTTGGCTCGTATGCAACAGCACCAATAACAATTGGATTTGATATTACTTGAACATTTACAGCTGAAGATATATTACCCTTTAACGAGTTTCCATATGCATTCTGAATAGCACCAACATCACCAGATGCGTAACTATTTACAGTTACATTTTCTGCTGATATATACGTACCATTAGGCAATAACCTCTCATCGAGGTCTTGATTCATGACTCCTTTTTGAAATGTTCTACTAATGTCAGCCATAATTATTTAATCCATTTATCACGACCTCTAAGACTCATTAATAGTCTAGATGGATGAATATTACTTAATCTAATCTTTGCGTTTCTTAGATTGGCAGATTTCTCGTCCTTAGCTCTTTTAACAATATACTCTTGAACTCCTGTTTTATTGTTTAGAACAGCCCACTTTAAGTATGAGTATATGTATTCCTCAGCTAGTTTATTAATGCTTATTAAAGAGTCATCTCCGTTCTCCATACCGTCAGAAACATATTCTAACACGATCTTACCATGCTCAACTCCAGTGCTAAAATCAATAACACCTGCTGCCTTGTTGATTGTGAATCTAGGGTTACGATTCGCGTCTTCTGTGTTTAAACCAAAACGACCTCCAATGTTGTAACCAAAGTACCAGTCCCCCTCGAATGACCATCCATAGTAACCGTTGTATGGCCCAGAACCAGTGTATAACTGCTTGTCTTGTCTTAGTATATCAAGCTTTGATGTTCCAGTAACAACCTCACCATTTGAATCAAATATAATATCTAAGTTATTATCTTGAAGGTACGCAGTTGCAGTTATTGCATTTCTACTCTCAACTAACGGAATCAAAACATTCCCCTTTAAAACAGATATTCTAACATAGTTAACGTAGTCTGGAGGAAGAACCATCTTTAGTTCTTCACCAAGCTCTAGCTCCATAACCTTAATGTTTCTAAGAGCGTCATAGTTTATCTCTTGTATAGCTCTTTTTGCATGAAACCTAACATTATATATGTCAACATTATTAACTAACTTATCGTTACCTACATACATCAACATAAAGTTATTTATTAAGTCCTTTAATGTAACGTACTGATAACTACCCCAGTTAGCATCTTGAGGGTTCGTCCCGTTATTAGTGTAGTACTGATAGTTAGTTATATATGGCATCTGTTATTGTGTTTGTTGTGCTGTTTGTACCTCTTCTGCCTTAGCGTCTTGAACCACCTCTGACTCTCTTATAGATAGACCAGCATATTGTAATATCTTTGAAACAAGATTAGGGAACTCCTCGTATGGTATCTCAAAGTCTTGATAACTTAAGTTTGTATTATCAAATATAGGTTCACCACCAGAAATAGTGTTATAAGTCCAAACTGGATCTTTAGGATATCTAACGTATCTTATCTGAACATTGCTTGGAGAAGTAGTAGCAGGGGGAACTGGCGCAACTACTGGATTCATCAATGAGTTCGGATAAACTGTCAATGAACCAGGAGTAGATCCAACGGCAGGATCTGACGTAAGAATATATGCTGGATAACTAGCTGTAGGTGCAGTTAAGTTTG